TTCGTGCCGACAGCGTCGATCGTGGCGACGACGAACACCGAGAACGCCGACGCGGTCACGAAGTTTGACGTGGCGACTGCCGCGTTGAGTTGGTCGTTGGTGCCGTCGAACGCCAACGCCGCCAACCCCATCGGAAACGCGTTCGTCGTGAACGTCGGCCGCGCCGTCAACGTACCCGTCAGGTTGCGGCTGTTACCGGAACGATCAGTGAACGTACCGACCGGGTCGCCGTTGCTGAACGTCTCTTGTGATGCGTCCCACCAGCCTTGCAAGTTATGCATCACCGGGAGACGCCCGACGACCGTTGGTGTGTCCACAGCGGCGGTCGTGAGGACCGACACGCTCACACCGGACGGCTCTGCTGCTACGACAAGCGCTACCGCTCCACTGATGAAGTCGTAGACATGCTGACCTTCGGTCGGGTCTGGATCTGTCGCGTAGGCGAGGACACCGTCAGCCGATATCGCGACGGCCATCTCACACGCCCAAACGTTCGACCTTGTACGAACACGTCGCACCCGCCGGTGCCGGAGTGCCGAACTCCATCGTGAAACCCGCGGTCGTCTTCGCCGTGACCCGCCACGCTGTCACCCACGACGGCGACAGGAACACATCGTAATTCGTGTCTGGTTCCCAACCGGTTTCGTTCAGCGCGGCGGTCCACGAACCGGTCGACGCCGCATACGACGACGCATACCCGAAAACCGTGTCTGGCTCTGCGGCGACGTTGACGGCGAGCGTCGAACCCTGATCGTGGAATAGCAGACTGGCGCCGGGAACGGACGGCAACTGGTCGACAGGTATCACGTCATACCGCGTCGTGTACGGCCCACCGCTGACGGTGCCGCGCAACAACGTGAACCCTTCGATGATCAGATCGTTCGTGAGGTCCATCCAATTCTTCACGTTGATCTGTATCGCCGTCTCTGCTACGCCGGTCGTGCGCGTCATCTGCGCCATGTAGGTGCCCGGGCCTTTGATGCGACCCCGCGGCGCGAGTCGATAGTAATACGTCGTAGATGGAGTCAACGTACCTGTCGTCGCGGTGCCCGCTCCGAGCACAGCGACAGCGGAGAACACACCGACGTTACGCGTCGGGAACGCCACGGTCGTGCTCTGCAATCCGGCGCCAACAGCGATGTCGCGTTGACCGAAGTTGTTCCCGCGTGTCGTCGTGCCTGATATCGACCGGACGTTGTAGACCGGGTCGTCGAGATGATTGAACCCGCCGGGAACCCACACCGACGAGTGAGCGATGCCTTTGAATGTGTTCGGCAACTGTCGGTTGTACTCACCGAAGTTCAGACCGGAGAACGGGCGCGGTCCGACGACGGTGACCGGACCGAGAGCGTTCGTTGTCTGACTGAAATCAGCCCGCACTATGTTCTCAGTGAAGACCGGGCCGATGAGATCCCACCCTGTGCCGACTTGCAGTTTCATCCCGCCGAAATTGTTCTGTAGATGGAGGTCACCGGCGACGTTGCCCGACTGCGAGAACGTGATCGGCCCGTTGATGCCGTCGTCGAATATGCCGGTGCTTGTACCGCCGAGGCCGATGGCCTTGTGGGAAACGATGCCGCTGATCTGCACGTTGATGCCGGAGAAACGAAAGTCGTATAGCCCGGTCTGTGTGGTGTCGGAAAGGTTCCGCAGATTGCGGAAGACCGCGTTCCGCGCCCCGCCTGTGATGCACCCCAAGTTGACGCCGGTGAACTCGCAGTCCTCGACGACGTACTCGAAGTTGCGTGCCCACTGCGTCATCGCGAAGCCGTAGTTCGTGACGTTGTAAAACTTGACGCGGCGACACGTCACGTTCCGTGTGAACCAGTCCGAGGCGAACGGTTCGAAGTCGATACCGGACCGGCCCGGCTCTGCGATGACTATGTCGTGAATGTTGAAGTCCTGGCCGCGGTTGAACGACATTCCTTGGCGGCGCACCGCACGCGACGTGCAGTACCGAACAGTCACACCGCGCACCGAGCCGTCGGATACTTGGATGGCGTCCGATCCGACGCCCTCGATCCACATATGTTCGATGAGAGTGTTCTCTGACGCTTTGATGATGACGCCCGAAGCGGCGTCCCATGTATCGGAGTAGTTGGTACGGCCGTGCGAGCCGTACGTCGTGATCGTGATCGTGTTCGCCGTCGCGGTGGCCTTCTCGATCGTCATCGCCAACCTTGTCCGCAGCGACGTCGGGAAATACTGCATCGCATACGAAGTCGGCGTCGCTGTGAGCGTCACCGTCTGCGACGCCAAGATGTTGCCGTCGTCGTCTTGGACGCGCATGATGCAATCATTCGGGACTTGCGCCGTGTCCGACATCACCGCATGCCAATAGTTGCGCGGCCCGAGACCGTCATCCGCGATGCCGATCTGCTGCGGCAACGCCCGCGCCCAAAACGTGTACTCGTCGCTGCTGTTCAGGTTCCCGACTTTGTCGCCGAGTCCGTCGAGTGCTTTCGTGGTGCCAACCGTGACCGGCGTGCCGCCCAACGTACGTATCCCCGAGCCGGGTTCGCTGATCGACTTGATCCCGAAGATCGTCCCGCCTCGCAACGTCACGTTCTGACAGTTGAACAGCGTGAAGAAAACAGTGTTCGACTGGTACGTCAAGAACAGCGTCGCACCGGAGAAGTCGATCGTGACGTCACGCTTATCGAACACGGTGATGTCGTGATCGAAGCGGTACACCGCTCCGTGCGTCGCGATTACTTTCTGCCCGTTGCGCGCCGAGTTGAGTATCCCACCGATCGCTGACGCTACGTCCGTCTGTCCTGTCTCGTCGACGAAGTAGTCGTGCAGATGGATCTCGTCGTGCAGGCCGGTGAAGCGCCCATCCTTCAAGTCGAGAACAGGCTTGCGCGCATCGAGCGAAAGAGGCCGCTGCGCCGGGTCGTCGGTGTACGTCGGGCCGACGATCGTCGCGACTTCGATCGCGGAACCGCGGGCCTGATCGACGGGTGTCTCATCGACGAAGCGGACGTCGTCGATGTACCACGTGCACCGCGTCTGACTGACACCGGTCGCGGACGTGCGGTACAGGCCAACCGATTTGATCTCCGTGAGTCCCGTCAACGGAATCAGAACGGTGACCCAATTCAGTTCCGAGAACGACGGCAACTCGACGCCGCTGATCACGCCGCCGGTCAACGCCGTGCCCGAAGCGACGCGTGCCTCGACCCACGACGGCGGCTCCGGCGAGAACGCCGGACCCGACTTGTTGTAACGAACATCGATCGCCAACAGCGTGCGCCCGTCGCACGGCTCCGGCGTCGCGAACGTGTAGTACAAGCTGCTGTTCCCGCCGACGTACGACAGCAACGCCGAGATGCAGCCGGTGCCCTCATTCATGTCGACGGTGTTCACCGCGACGACGCCGCCGCTGAACATGCCCGCTGCCGCCCAACCTGTCGTCGCGTCGGCGGCGTTGAGTTGCAGTTCTGTGCGCGTCCCGAAGTCCGCGACGTCGACCACGCCGTCGTAACCGCCGGAGCCGATCGCGTCGCGTGTCACCGGCCGGATCGCACCGTCGACTGACCCCATGAACACGTCGTCAGTGTCGATAGCGCCCGGCGTCGTGATCGGCGGGCCGAACTGGTCGGGGAAGATGCGCGACATCAGTAACCGAATCCGATCGGGATCACATTGGGCCGCGCCGTCGTATTCAAATTGTCAGATCGGTACCGCGCCCACAACGCCACACCGGACGGAACGAAACACGGATACGCACGGTTGCCGTTGTAGACGTACAGCAATTCCGCCGATGTCGTGAGGCAGCCGATATCGCTGAGGAACACAACCTGTGAACCGTCAGTGCCGTACGCGAAGTCGATCAACGCGTTGCCCGTCAGGAACGCGCCGGTCGGAGGGTTCGTCACGCCGGGGAAGAACCGATAGATGTCCGCTGATGTCGTGCCGATCTGCGTCCACGCGCTCTCCGTGTTCGTCGTGCCGGGGACGGTCATGGCGGTCGTGGCGGTCGTCGTCGCTGCGTTGAAGTTGTACGTCACCGACGACGTCGGCGGCAAGTACCCGTCACCGGCTTCATGCAACGTCATCGCGATCAACGTGGACTCGTTCGCGATCACCGCCTGCATACGCATCGCGATGCGCTCACCGGCCGGGACACGGAACGGGAACACGATCGTCCGATGCCCGATGCTTGCGCCGACCGCGATGTTCGCGATCTGCACGACCTCCGGTCCCGAACCGAACGCCAGGTCAAGCACCGCCCCCGAGTTATCCGTCGACGTTCCGATCGTGGCGAACAGCCCGAACTCGATCTGCTCCGCGACGAACGTCGACGTGCCCGCCGGGATGATCTCGACCCACGCCCCTTCGTTGTGCGGCGTCGCGTGCGCTGCGACCGTGAGCGCCGATACTGATGTCGACAGATTCGCGGATGTAGCGGTTCGTGTTCCTTTGCCGCCGCCGTTGATGCGTGCCCGGTCGTTGAGCCGCGCGTACTCGACGATCGGCGCGCCGACCGCGGTACGACGAAACGCCACCTGTTCCCCGACCATTACGTCAGCCTGTTCACGTAGCCGGTGACCGCGAAAACGTTCGCAACCGACGCGAACGCACGCACCAACAAACCGTTCTGCAATCGCCAGCCGGGTATCACCGCGATCGGCCCTACCTTGAACGGCAGCGCAGTGAACACGACGACGTTGTCGGGGACGGTGACGCCGCCGAACTCGATCGTCAGGTCAGCGTTCGCGGTGTGCCCGTTGTAGGCCCACAGCCACACCTCATCCCACGACGATGTGCCGGACACGGCAGTATGGATCGTCGTGCCCGTCGTGGCGGTGGCGACGACTTTGATGCCGAGCCCATTCGATGACCCGCTCAGCGGTTGTGGCCCGAATGTCGTCATAGATTCATCCTCTCACACAGCGAAGTACGCATTGGCTTATACCCGCATCAGTCGCGGCCGCGGGCCGGTCGTGACCGTTACGAGGTCGTCGAGCGTGATGTCGTCCCAGTTGATCTGACGGATCGCGGCGACGGTGTTCACGAACGCCATCATGAACTGCCCGGCTCCGGTGATCTGCGTCCCCGACGAGTCGGTGATCTCGATGTCCCACACACCGTTGTCGGCGCCGGTCCACATCTTCGCTTTCAGCGCGACGGGTGACGAGCCGACGACCTGGAACTTCATGCTGTACGTCGTCGTCGTGTTGACCGTCTTCGCGATCGACGGCGAGATCAGCGTCGTCGCCCCGCCGGTCCGTTTGTAGATCTCCAAGTTCCCGAGGTAGTACACGAGTTTGTACCCGGTCGTCGGCGAATCGATCTGCGTGGCGTCCCACGCCCCCGACGTTCGCAGCATGATCTGCGGCAACAAATTGCTCGCGGTCGCGGTCGTCACGAACGACGCGACCGCGACGCCGTCCGCGTTGTTCCAGTTGCTTGTGGGGAGTATCGAGCGCAGCGCAGAGAACCCCGTCGCGGTGGTGATGTTGCGGAACTTGTCGCCCGACAGATCCATCGTCGCGCCGGAACCGGGACCGGCTTGCGACAACACGAGATCAGTCGGCACGCCGCTATTGCCGGTGAACGGATTCGAGTAGACGATGCTCATAACGAAGCCTCGTACGCGATGAGCTTCGACGCGAGCGTCGTCGGCGCGCCGGTCGTTTCGTACTCGAACGGTCGCGGTGGTTCAGCCTCTTCGCCCCACGCGCAAATCCAGCCAGGGCCGTACGGCTTGATGTCGTTGAGGCACTCGACGACCCAGTTCTCGACGGTCGCTTCCGTCCATGTGTCGCCTGCGCCGCGGCCGACGGTGTAGTTCGACTGTCGTGCCTGCGGGTAGAACTCGTTGCAGATGATCGGCGTCGTACCTGGGAACATCGAACGCGTCCACGCGAAGTACGCCGGTATCCGCGCTTTCATCTGCTGATACGCCGTGATGCCCGGCGCAACGGAGTCGCTGTCGGGCGTTCCATTCGGCGGGCCGTACGCCTGCTTGCCGGTGTTGCGGTCGTTGCCTGCCCACACGTCAATTGAGACGAAGTCCCAACCGATCGCGTCGTTACGCCACTCGTAGTACAAGTCGAGCACACGCTGATCGACATACCCGCCGAGAGCGGACAACGACAGCCCGTAGTTCGACGACACACCGGAGTTCATGCCGGTTTCCCACGAGATGAACTTTGAGTACGGCCCGCCGATCTTGCACGGCGCCGGTCCGTTATCGGGACGCACCGCTTTCACCGCGTTCCACACTTTGTTGTACATACGTATGTACTTCGCGCGCGCCGTCGCTGTATACGAGTCCATTCCTTTCATTTCGTTCCACACCGCGAAGTATTCGACGTTCGGCTGGCCGCCCGTCCCGTTGTAACGCAACGCGATGCGGGCGCACGCCGCGGCGTACTCGTCTTCGTGCGCCAAGGTGTCCGGCGCTGCTGACGTATAGTCGTTGCCGACGGCGAGGCCCGCTTGATAGCCGGGGATGCCGTACAACTGGATCATCAGCTTCGACGTCGGATGCTTGAACGTATTGATCAACGCCACCGCGTTGTCGAGTCCCGCTCCGTTGTTCCCTGGGCCGGTCCACTGATTCGTCACGCCCGGCGACGGGTCGTGAGCGAACACACCGAAGTGATCCTTCGCGCATTGGAAGATCGTGTTCGGGATCGTCTGGAACATGTTGCGTACGTTCGCCGAATGTAACGCCACGATGTGATCGTCCCACGCCGGATTCGGCGCAGCGGGATTGCCGGTGCTCTCAGTCAAGCCGTCGTGCGTGACCATGAAACCCCAGTGAAAAGCAGTCGACACCGACGGGATCGACGTCGTCGTCATCGCGCGCACTGTCGGCGCCGCGAACGTCTTCACTGCGACGTTCACCGTCACCGGCGGCGGCGGATACGCAGGCGTCAGTTTCGCTCTGATCACACGCGTCGTCATGTCACGAATCCTGCCGGTGGTGTATTCGTTCGTGAGTTCGACCACGCGATCGCGGTGCCTGTGCCGATCACATGATTGTTCGAGCCGAGCACGCCGGGGCCGTCGCCGTCGAAGCTGATGAAGTTGTAGGCGGCTTTCCCGCCGTTACCGGGATCGAACGTCACGGTGTTGAACGAGCACAGCACATACCCCGCGGTGCCTGCGCCGTACCCGCCGATCGCTGTCTCAGGGTTCGACCCGCCGAGCCGTCGCGCCCACTGACCGTGTACCTGGTTGCCGTTGACGGTTACCGCCGAGTCCGACACACCCGCGCACAACAACTGAATGCCGCGACCGGACACGTCATGAATGTCGTTGCCCAACACGTGAACGTCGCCGATGAGACGGTCAGCGTACAAAGTGAAGTCGCCGTGGAACAGGTCGAGGATGATGCCGTTGCGGTCCGCTGATTCGCCGTCTTGTATCTCCAACACGTTGTAAATGTGGTTGTTCTCGATGAGCAGTCGTGGCGACCCGGCGGCTGCGACGCGGCGAGCGTGGCCGACACTGATCCCCGACGACGCTGAGCCGAACCCGGCGAAAGCGTTCGACGCGCAGTCATGGATCGTGGTGTTCTTGATCGTGATGAGATCGCCGCCCCATATCGTGATCCCGCCGCGCTGCAACGCCACCGTCCCCGGTATCGGCTCGACGGTCAATCCGTCGACGCTGATATTCGCGCACGGCAAACCGTTCGAGCCTTTGTCGAGGCGGTTCGCGTCGATGATGATTCCCTCAGAGAACACGTACGTCCCGTCGCCCTGCACCGATCCCGAGCCTTCGAAGTGGAGGTTGCGGATCTGGCCGTACATCTCGATACCCGACGCGCCACGGAGAATCGAGCCTGGTTCGAAGACGACGGTGACGTTGCCGTAGTCCTTGTTCAATCCGGTCAATCCGGCGTTGTTCGGTCCGGTCCACACACCCGAAGGGACACGGACACGGCGCCCGGCGAGCGCCGCGGTCGACTGGTCCATGATCTGTTGCAGCGTGCCGTCGACGCCGACAGTGAAATCGAACGTCCCGGTACCGGTCTGTACTTGTGCGTGGGTCCGCGCCGCGGCGAAGACACGCGCCGAGATGTTGTGCGTTACACCAGGGTCGGGAAACGACGGCGACGTCGACGGGCGAATGATGCGCGTCGACATCAGCTACGCCGCTACGAGATACGCAACCGCGTTGCAAGTCTGCGTCGCCGTGACGCACAGCCCCATACGAGACGTCGTCGCCGAATCGATGATCGGCTCACGCCCGAGCGGGTACTGCATGATCACCTGACCGCCGTTCTCCGGCACTTCGTAGGCGGCGAGCACGTCGCCTTTCGTCGGCTCCGCAGTGAACGAATGAAACCCGGTGAACGAAGCGGCGGCGTCGTCGGCGTCCCACAACACTTCCGCCGCCGCGACCGACGTACCGGCGGTGGTCTGACGACACAGTTCGACAAGCGCAGTACCCGCCGCGGTGGCGTCGATACCGATGCCCCACTCGACGATCGCTGTCTTCGCTCCGGCGTGGCCGATGATCTGCACGAGCGTTTCGATCGTCGACGCCAAGAGTCCTTCCTCGCCTTCGGTTGTCACAGAGATCGGTGACGACGCCATCAGTTGCCTCCCGGATTCGTGTCGGTCGAGACGACGATCGTGTCGCCGCAATCAGGGCAAGTGACTTCGGCTTCGAAGCGTTCGCCGATCTCGTGCTCGTACGGCTTCACCGTCACGACTTTGCCGTTGACCTTTTTTTGCTGCGACTTGTCGCGGTTAAAGTCCTCTTCGACGCGTACCCACTTGGCGTCAGACGGCACGTCATACTCTTTGCGCCGCTCTGCCGCTTTCGCGTTACGGCTCTTGTCGCCAGGCACAGACCACAGTCGATGCGGGCAGCGGAACTTGATCGCCATAGGTCTATCTCTTTCGGTAAACGAGCGTGCCGTCAGGATCAGTGTTACTCGACTGCACGTACACGTCCGCGCTCATGCCTGGCGCCGTGTACGTCACCGTCAACGGAGGGTTCTCATCGCGGCCGGTCCGACCGTCCATCCCACCGCCAACGAAGCGAATCGAGTACATCGTCGCTCAGCCGAAGTTGAAGTCGAGATCGAACGCGCCGGTCGCGATGGTCAAGTTTCCTGCCGACGCGAACGTCTCGGGGACTGTCTTCGCCCAACCGAGTTCGCCGAGCGCCGCGATATTCACGATCGCCCCCGCCGCCGCGGTCGTCGACAGCTGGAACGTGTCAGTCGTGATCGTGCACGCGTAATAGAGCGTCGTCGCGACGAGCGTCGGGATCGACTCACCGGCGACGGCGAACACCATCACGCGGTCGTCGAGCACGAGGCCGTGACCGTTGCTGCGGATCAGATCCGTCGTCGTCGACTCGACGACGCCGACGCCTTTCAGCAGCGACGAACCGATCCCGCCGTACGACAGGAGATTCCCTGCGGTCGACGCGTCGTAACCGGAGACGGCGACGATCGTCGACCCGGCGGGGATCGGGATGACGATCTGCGCGTTGTTGTCGCGGATACCCGACGCCGCCGCAGCGAACGAGATCGCTTGACGGGCGTACGCGCCGCCGGTCGCTTCGGTCGGTGTCAGCGCGGTGAGCGCTCCGAGATGTGTGATCGCCGACGCACCCGATGTGAGGATGGCGTTACGGCCTGCGGCAGTGAGTGGCATGAGTGGTTTCCTTTACTTGATCAGCGGCGGCATTGCCGCACTGTCGGATTCGTCGCGGGACTTGATGAAATCAGTGGTGAGCGAAGCGGTCGACGCGAGGCCGAGGCCGAGCGCGATGAGCGACGCGCCGTTCATGTCCGCGAGTGTCAGAGCCCCGTAGGTGATCGTCTCGGCCCAGTCGGTGTTCGCGTAGAGGAACACCGCGAGGACACCGGCGGCCCACACGAAGAGTTGTGTAACAGCGCCGTTGATGTCTTTCGCGGTGACGTACTTCGAGAAGTCGATGAACTTTTTGATGAGCGCCAGCATGGCGACGGAAGCGACGAACGTGTCCATCAGCTTGCAACGATCGCTGACAGGTTCGTCGACGCCGCCGGTACACGAGTCTCCGCGCACGCGATTTGTTGCAGCGCACGATCAGATGCTTGCGCCCAATCATTCAACGGGCCGTTGTACCAGTTCGGGTTCTCACGAGCGACCGCTTCGAACGTCGGCTGATTCGACTGGTTGCCGTAGTTCAGCGGGCCGAGCCGCAGCTTCCGTAGCCGCGGTGCGACTGTCCAGTAGTACGGGTAGCCGTCTGACGCCAACGCGCCTTCGTCGACACGCTTCGACCACAACTCGACGCTGACGGGTGTCGGCGCGGTCGGCCCCGTCGACGGTGCAGCCCAGCCGAGTATCCCGTTCGCCGGAGTGAGAATGGCGCACCCGCCGAGGAAGTCCATGATGTACGGATCAGGGGTGCAGACTTGAATCGAGACGTCGTACCCGAGGAACGAATCGTCGCCGGTGTACTCGACGCAGACGACGCCTTCGCCGTTGACGTCGCGGATCTCTGTCCCGTCGATATACGACGGGGTGAACGTCGCGAGGACGAGCGATGACGTGACGTACATCTTGCCCGCGGCGGGTGTCGGCACGCCGTTCGTGTCGAGCTTGCACAGCCGCATACGAAACGCTTGCACCTGCCCGAATGGTGAGTTGGTTGCTGCCATTGTTCAATCCCCTTTAGGCGAACACGTTGCCGACGTTGTTGAAGTGGAACGCACCGTGCGCGACGTGCGGCTCCCACATCACGATCACGTCGCGTTGCGCGTAGAGCACGTAGTCATTTGTCGCGTGCGTGAACGCCTCCGGCGAATCCGGCGGCGTCGCGTCGATCGGACCGAGCACGACTTCCATCGGTCCCGTCGCGAAGATCCACTCTGCGAGCAGAGCACCGGCCGCGGCTGCTTTCGCCGCTCCGGTGTACCCGGCGTCAGCGACAACAGAGTGGCCGTTCGGTGAGATCCAGACGTTGCCTTCGCGGTTCAGCCAACCGGGGAACGCGGCGACGATATAGCTGAACATCGTCGGGCTCATGTGGAGCAGCCCACGACCGTTCGCCAGAATATGAGTGAGGTATGCGTCGACACGAGCGAGCGCCGCTTCACCTACGGGTTCTGGCGTCGGCTGAGAGTACGCCGCTGACTGCCACGGCGACGCAGGCCACACGACGGCGGTCGCACCGGCGCCGGTCGTGTTCGCCAACCACGAGTTCTCGTTGTTCGCGGTCGCTTGCGCGATCGTGCCCGTCCACAGTTCGTAGGCGATGTCCATGCTCTGTGTCGCTTCGAGCAGGCGACGAGCCCGCGCCGCGCGGTCGTTCTGATCTCGCGCCATCGCGGAGCACCACGAATACGCCGCGATCTGGAACGGGTCCGCGTGCTCAGTCGGCGGCCGCGCGTTGACTGTCAACGCGGTCGTGCCGCATTCGGCGTCGCGTGCGCCGTGCCACGTTTCGCCCATCGCGGCGTCGTCGTAACGCGTGAAGTCGACGACCGGGAGTTCAGCCTGCCAGGTCACCCCGGCGCCCCAGCGAACTCCCGTCTCGTCGTCTTTCACCGTTACTACGGTGAGCAACCCGTTGCGCGGCGAACGAAGCGGCGGTGCAGTGCGTGAATCCCGTTTCGCCATTCGTTCACCAATTCCTCAACGAAGTCGAACCCCCGCAGCGCGGAGCGGTCACAACGGGCCGCAGGGGTTCAACAGCTTCGACCGGACTACGAGCCTGACGTGCAGACGTCGATGTCGCCGCCAGCGACGGTCAGACCGTTGCTGCATATGTCGATGTCGTAGTTGAACGTCTCACCCGGTACGCCGTCGTAGTGCGCCGCTTCGGCGATCTCCGAGAACATCAAGTAATCGTTCGTCCCAACCAAGGTCGAGTCGCGGATCACGCCGAAGTCCCATGAGCCGCCGTCGAGATCAAGCCACGAACCTTCGAGGTACACGTGCGCGCGGACTTTGTTCGGCCAGCCGATCACCGGCCCCGCGCCCTGTGCACCGGCCAACGGCCCACCGGGCGAGCCGATCGAGACGCCGTTCTGGAAGTCTTGATGCCAGTACACGTTCGCGTTGAGCACAGCGAAGAACGAGTTGAGCGTCCCTTCGGCGCGCGACAAGCGCTCTTCGGCAGTGCCGCCGTCGGTGCCGATACGCACGAGGTCGACGAGCATCATGTCTTTCAGCCATTGCGGGACGATCACCGCGACGGTCGTGCCGGGACCGGCGCGGAGACGGTAGCGCTGCGTCGCGATCAACTGCCGCAAAGACGTGAGCACGTCACGAGCAGTGCCCAATACTTGGCCGTGCGTCACGGTCGTCGAGCCGTCCGCGATCGTCTTCAGATACAGCGACTCTTGATAGCGCGCTGCTTGCGTCGCGACGAGCGACATGAACGCGGCGATCTGCTCGGGGAACCACTTCGCTCGGAAGTTGCCGATCTTCACGCTGATCGGAATGGCGTACACCTCGGTCGTGCGTTCGTCGTTCGTGCAGGGGATCACCATGTACGGCTTCGTCGTCGGCGACGTCGGGTTCTCGTCGTTGTCCATCGTCCACTTGCTGATCGGCGAGTTCGCCACGCCGGGCAGCGGGATCGACGCCAACGTCGGCGGCACGAGTGTCGTGACGCCACCGCGGGTCGCGCCGAAACGAGCGAGCGCAGCCTTCACCGGTCGTGCTTCGTTGCCGACGACTTTCATGTCGTACTTCACCGGGATCGGCGCGCAGACGCCACCGGAGGCGGTGATCGCGTTCGGTGATGCGACAGCGTCGATCTTGCGTCGGTTCTGACGACCGTTGTCGTCGAGTATCCGGTCCTCGGGGAACTCCAGCGACATGCCGCAGACAGGGATCTTGATGAAATCAGAGCCGCCGCGCTGCAAGCTGGCGGTCATCGCGGCTTGCACCGCTTTGTCCCACGCTTTGAACATGATGTCGTCGTTGTCGAGGCGGGCGCCCATCTGCACACCCGGCAGATTCGCGGACGCTGTCATGGAGGCGACGAGTTCGCTCGACTTCGGCTTCGGCTTCGTCGACTCCGGTCGCCGTGCCGCGACTCGTGTCACCATCGCGCCCGGTCGGCCGATCTCTGCTGACGCCGCTACCGCGGTCGGAGCAGCGATCACGACTTCACCCGTTTCGGTGAGATCAACGACAGGAGCGTTCACGATGTCGTCCATCGACGCAACAGCCGGAACCAACTCGGCTTCGTCTTCGTCAGTGACTTCGTCATCGACTGGTTCGTCGACGGGTTCGTCGCCGCCTTTGTCGCGCTTGATCCGCTTCGAGAGTTCCGCGACTTTCGCGGCTCGCTCCGCTTTGATCTGCTCGCGGTTCACTTCCTCGCTGTCGGCGGCTTCGATCGCTCCGGCGATAGTTTCCAGCGCCGAGATCTGCTCGTCGGAAGGGTTGCCCTCTGCTTCGTCGAGCAGACGATCAGCCTCTTCGTCGCACAGACCTTTCAGTTCGGCGAGTTCTTCCTCGGTGAGCTTGTCGATGCCCTTGGCGAGCAGTTCTTGGATGCGGTCCATCAGTGTGCTCCGTCTATGCGGTTGCGTGTGAATGAGTGATGACACGCGAGGCGCAGCGGAGCGAACTTGGTCACTCTCCGTCGTACCCGTCCGACTAGGGCGGCGGGGCACGTCCCGTTTCGGGGCCGAACAGTAGACGCACCGACTGACCTTTGTCACGGATAGTCCACAGAGACGCAGGTCAGGCGGGGTGAGATCCGCGTTCGCTTTCGGTGGCGCCGCCCGACGTCGGGCCCGACTCAGGCAATCTTGCCGTCCGCTGACGCGGATCTCACCTAGCGAGTCAGCGTAGCTGCGACCACGCCACCGAGTACGTGTAATGCCCGCACTCTTCGCACGTCCAGCAGTGACGAGTCGCGTACAACTTCAACGTGTGCGTATCGACGATGAACTGCTTGAACGTCAACGCGGAGGGGAGCAGACAGCCCTCGCACCACTCGCCGATGACGGGGTTGTCGTAGATCGCTTCGAGTTGAAGCTGCCACGACGGATGCCGAAACAGTTGCTCGTCATCGGCCACGGATGCGCTCGCGTGCCCGTTCGTACCGCGCGAAGCGCCGCGGCTTCGCGATCGCCTCTTCGTATAGCTCGGTGAGCATCATCGTCGCGATCGGGATCTCATGCCCGCCGTCGCAGTCGCACGCACGAGCGGACGCGACGAGGTCGTGACGCTCGATCGGCAACCCCGGTCGTGGCACTGCTTGACACGCGTAGAGTTCGCCGTCACGCCAATCACCGCTCACTTGCCCGCACGCTTTGAGCAGTGTGAGCCGACCCGCGGTCAGATCGGGTCGGAGCACACCGCACGCGAACGGGCCGTGCTTCCCTTCGCGGACACGCCCGAAGCCCCACACACATTCGGTGTTCGCATACGGGTCGTAATGCGTCTGCACTTGGCCGACGGTGGCGTTCAAAGGTGCGTGGTTGATGTCGAGCATGAACGCCGCGACACGCAAGCTGACGCCGTCATCGCAGTCGACGATGCCGCCGGTGCGGTTGAAGAACTCGTACCCCGACGGCGACGGTGGCGCAGTGACGCAGCGGCCGGGGTAGCCGATGTGACAGGCGCCGTCTTCGTGTACGTGCCCGAACCATGTGCCGTCGTCGAGCACAGTCAGCGCAGTGACATAGTCGGGTTCGTCGACAGTGAACGCGCTACGGGGGAACTTGATCGCAGCAGCCGCGGCGAACGCCGCAACAACCGGCTCCGGTGTCACCGTCGGCGGCGGCGTACCGGGCACGCTCACGGCGACGGGATCGAGTTCGATGTACGCGTCGGCGAACGCCGGAGTCGTCGTACCGGCCAGCGCGCGGATACGTAGACGAGTGACGCGCTCGATGATGTTGTCCTGCGCGTCTTCGTAGACGACGACACCGTCAGGTTCGCCGTCACCCGCCGCGGCACGAAACGCATCCCATATCAGACCGTTACGTGAGCGCTCAGGGAGCACGCCGCGGCCGACGTACGACGCTAAGACCACGGTGAGTGATTCCTCACCGTCAGGCGGCGGCTCAGCGTCTGCTTCGACGATTGTCGTGTCGACGATCTCGAACGCGTAATCGTCAGGCTCGATGCTGACTCCCCAGCGTGTGCCCATCGGCGCGACGCCTTCGTCCATCTGCCGCACCATCTGCGCCCCGGTCTCAGTCGCGTCGTCGAGCGTCCCCGTTGCGACGATGTACTGGCCTTTGCGTTCGATGCTCGTGACGTTGCCGATGCTCTCGTCAGAGCCGTGAACCGGGATAAAGGGAAGAGGTAGCTCCATCCAGTCGGTTGCGCCTTCGACGATCAGACGACCGTCGCCGGTCTGCACGCCTTCGATGATGATGCCTACCGGCGTCGACCAGGTTCGCATGACAGTCTCCCTACGTTCGAGATCTGAGGCTAGCGGGTCGCTCGAACAGCGTCGGGTTTACCCCTCGGCGGCCAGCCGCAGCACGTTCGCTCGCCCTGAGAACACAGTGACTTGACCGTCTGCGGTCGTGACTCGCACTGCGTTCGCGGTGCCGCCGTACTTGAACTGCTCGACGTGAATGATCGTGAGTGTGTCACCGGCGTTGATGCGCTGTTCGAGCGTTTTCTTCGGGGTGAGCAACGCGTCGCCGTCGCGACCGAAATCCGGTCGTGCGATGACGTCGCCGACCTTCATGCGGACTGCCTTCACGGACTCACGAGCTACCTTCATTGATACCACTGTATCAGCCGGGGCGGTCTGTTGTGTCGACTTCGGGATCTTTCCGAGTGTTAGCACCGACGCTGTCTCCGCCGTTGCTGTCTGCGGCGGTGTGAACACCATGATCGGCTCGACGTCGCAGCTACAGCCGACGTGGTCGCCGGGGTAGAAATACGCTCCGGGAGGCCACGACGCGTTGTTCACCAGTTTCGTGTCGGTGAACTTCTCGAACGTGACACCGTTCAACTGACGGTGCGGGTTGAACGGATGCTCACGATGAGCGGGGCCGTACACCCACCTGTACGACGGCGTCGAGATCCCCTGCTGCTCCGCGACGTCGTTCGAGAGTTTCCCCGTCGCGATGCCACCGGCGGGTTTCGTCGGCGTCCCCGCCGCCAACAGAGTGAACACACCAGAGTCGCCGCCTGCGATCGTCAACGCTTCACGCACAACACCCGTCGGGATGCGACCGTAGATCGCGATGTCGCCGTCGCCTTCAGGGTCGTAGAGGCGCGCGGCGGCGATCACGTCGAGTTCGGTTTGGAAGAACGACCAACCGGCGTCGACCGCGAGACGTGACAGCGCACGATGATCGTCGCGTTGCTGAGCCGTGAACGGCACTGTCGCTTGCTCGATCAGTGTCATCGCTTCGACCGACGCGGAGAGGCACCACTCTTTGAACTGTCGCTCCAATACTGCCCACGCACCGTCGAGCAGACTCTTCACGTCATAACCAACAGAGGCGACGAACGCGGGGCCTAGCTTCGCTGCGATCTGCGGCGCAGGCGTCGACGCGACCACCGCGCGTACCTGCGCTCGTCCTTTGAGTCGAGCACCGGCACGTTCAAGCGCGCGTTCCATCGCGGCTTCCGCCGCGCCGTGGATACGCGAACGCAAGTCAAGGTCTACGGCCAGGAGGGAGCGCCCGAGGTTGCTTGGTTCGAAAGGGTCGGGCGGCGTCGACCCCGGCGACGCAGCAGCGGCTTGCGCTTCGATCAGAGCAGCGACGAGGGCGCTGCCGTTCGTCTCGATCGCAGCCGGTGCAGCCGCGGGTGGCGCTGCACCGGGTGCGTCTTCGGCTCCGGCGGGTTTCAGGAACTCCGGCGGGATCTCGACGCCGCCGAGGTACAGCATCAGCGCAGTGAGTTCGGCGCCGAAGATGCCTTTCTTCATCGCGATCTGCATCGCCAGTTCCTGCTCGTTCGGCGCTTCGGACTCTTGAATGTTGCGGCGCTTGCGGTACGCCGCGATCGAGATCGCCCCGGCTTCGAGCGCCGTCTCCGGTATGTCCTCTGGGTCTTTCGTGCGTACGAGCGCGGAGGCGTCGAACCACACGAAGATCTGCTCGATCTGCTCGCTGCCGATGCTGCGTGTCGGCGGCGGTTCGAGGCCCAACTCTTCGGCGATCAACTGCTGTGATGTTTGCTGGTTCATCGCTTCGTACAGTTGTGGGCGCAGGAACGCGTACCCGTAGATCTCCGCGATCGTCCTGCACTTCGGTTCGAGGTGGTCGTCGAACGTGTCCTGATCGATCTGCTCCGCGTTCGCGAACGTCGTCGACATGTGGCCCATGACGACTTCGACGGGGACGTTCAAACCGCGGGCGATGCGGTCGATGCGCTGCAAGATCCGACCATCAACGCTGTCGTCGGTCGTGCGGGACAGGTCGATGCGGCGCAACACGTCAGGCGTCAAGTTCTCTTTCTGGCCGCGGATGATCGGCGGCACTAGCGAGCGTTGATCCGACGGGTCTTCGATCGGCGTCACCAACGCCTCGACGAGATCAGCCATGAACTGGTTCGGGTCTTTCGGGTTCTTGCTTTGTTCGAACTGGATCTCTTTCGGCACGACCAGCAGACCGGCGTTCATACGCGAGCGTGACTCGGCGAGGACTTGGTTGTTGAGCGCGACGATCGTCTGACAATCCGTCAGCAACGCACGCATGTACGAGTCGGCTCGTTTCTTGTATCTGGGGTGGCGCATGTACGCGTGGATGAGCGTGTCTTGATCGGGGTCGATCTTCGCCCACTTGTTCTTCGGGTCGTTCGGTTCGTCGCGGTAGTACACGATCGGTCGTTCGAACTCGTCGACGTCTTGGCTTTGTACGACGCAGTCGGTGGCGATGATGTCCCACGACTCGACCGAGATCACCTGTTGCGTGATCGGGTCGATGCGTTCGCCGCGGCCGTACAGATAGAACTGACCGGGTACTTCGAGGTTGATCTCGGCGAGTCGGTTCAGTTCGCCTTGCCCGCCCATCTCTGCGTGCAGACGACTCATCTCCGCGTCGGCCTGTATCGCGACGGGGGTACCCATCAACGGACTGGTTTCACTGTTGACGGGGACGATCGCGCCGACCGCGTCGACGCACGCCGCGTAGAACGTCACTTTCGTCAACGCGTTCCCTGAGTAGTTCACCCCGAAATGGACTTCGGGGACTTCGTCGTAGTACGCCCACGCTTCGTCTTCCCACGTCGCGTGCTTCGCGAGCGTCGACTTGACGGCGTCCTTGTCGTTGAAGCGGACGACGGAAGCGGCGGCGGTGAGCACCGACACGTCAGCAGCAGCAGTCGGTGGTGTGCGCGTAAATAGTCCCATGGGCGGGCGATCCTAACTCTCCGGGTGCGGCGGCTTGACGATGTGGATCTCCGCGAGCGACGCCGCATAGCTCATCGCCAACGCGTCACGCAGGCCGCGGCCGACACTCGTGCGTCTGAGTACGAGCACAGCGAAGCCGCACCAGACGCCGAGACACCAAGGGCATTCCATCAACTGAGCGAGCTTCGGCGGATGCCTGTCGAGCATCGCCCACTCTTGCCACGTGTACTGCTCCGGCTTCACATCTCCCCGTAGCCAGTACTGCAACTGCACGAAGTGCTCGCGCGGGGCGTTGAAGATCGCGTCGTCGCGGATCAGGCGCAGCAGACGAGCCGCCGCCAATAGCTCGCGGATCAGATCAGTCAGCGGCACCGGCAGCCGCCCGACGAGACGATCGAAACCACTGTGCCGTCTTCGCGGTAGGCGAGCATCGAGCGCGGCCCGTTGACTTGCGTCCCGGTGATCGGCCACACGATCAGATCGAGCATCGCTTCACGGCTGATCGTCAACTCTGTGTCACTGACGACGACTCCGCAGCGCTCCCATACCGTTTCGTCGAACGCGACGACAGCCTCTGCGGTTCGATAGCGGCTCATGCACTGCCCGAGTTTATGTCGAACGTGTGACGAGAGTAGCTTCGATGGATGCGCCCAACTCTGATACTCGTGTTCGTCGCGTTCATCGTCGGGATGGTAGTCCCCGCCGCAGCCCGAGCCGAGGAGAGCGCCCCACCGCTCCCCGACGACCGCGACGCAAGACTCACCGCGGCGGTCGACCCGAGCGGCGTACACGACGGCTCACGAGACGTGGCATACAGCGACGAAGCATTGACACTGACAGTCGTCGCAGCAGCACCCGAACCGGAGCCCGAGCCACCGGCGCCGGAGCCCGAACCGCTGCGAGTCGTGCAGTCAGCGCCCCCGCCCGCGGCGACATCGAACGTGCGTGATCGAGCGCTCGCACAGTTCGCTCAGCTAGGCGCCACCTCGTGGCAGATCTCGGTGTTCGACTGTATCGGCTGGCACGAATCGGGCTGGCAGTCGAAGCGCTCGAACAAGCAGAACCCGAACGGGACGTACGACCACGGACCGCTACAGATCAATCAGATCCATTACCCGAAGCTGAACGCGCTCGGCCTCGATCCGTACGTGCCCGAAGATGCCGCTGTTTACGCGTGGCGCTTGTCGTCAGAGGGGCACAACTTCAAGCCGTGGACCGTCGCCGCGTCATGCGGCGTCTGACTCATTCCTCGTTCGGTGTCGCTGCTTCGTAGCTCGACCAATGTCCCACAACATTTGCATAGACGGAGACGAACACGAGGAACGGGACGCTGTCACGCCACAACACGACCGCCGGGAGCGCCAACGTCAACCAGACGAGCGTAAGCACCAAGTGGACGCGGCCGTGCTTGTTGATGCGCCGCCAGCGCCGAACGAGACGACTCGTCAACGCAACAGCAGCACGATCACGATGATGATCAGAATCAGCAACAACAACCCACCGCCGACGTACATGAGCTATCCCCCTTCGAGTCGGTGCAGTCTGTCAGCTAACGCGTCGCAACGCGCCCGCTCAGCGGCCAGCGCCAGATCGAGCCGGTCGATCGCTTTCTCTAACTGCTCGATCCGGTCGAACGCGCCTTTCGTCATCGTCGACTGATAATCAGCGGCGAACTTCAACAGCCAGATCAGCAGAGCGGTCGCGCCGCCGAGCGCGACCCACTGCGTGATATTCGATGTGGCCTCATCAGCGAACGTCATCGGTGTCGAACGCCTCCATGAGCACGATCAGGACACCGCACAGAACGTTGATGCTCGACGCCGCCCACTCGTTGTGATCCGGCAACGCGTCAGGCGCCCACGCGTAGAGCACGCCGCGCATGATGAACGGCGCTGACATCAACCCGACCCGCAGATAAAAGTGGCTTCGACTGAAGATCGAGTAGATCGCCGCGCAGGCACCGGCGACAAACAGCCCCGTCGAGATCCCCCACAGCACATCGTCATGAGCGTGCTCACCGTCGATCCGACCGAAGAACGCCACCGTCAACGACACCACGAAGATCAGCAGATAGATCACTGTCGCGACGTGACGCCACCGGATCTTCATCACCTGCCGAGACGGTTCGCGCATACACCATCATGGCTCAGACGCGACTCGACGCCGATCACCCCCCGAGGGAATCGGCGTCGAGTGCTATGGGTGGCCCCAACTATTGCGGGGGAGGTTCGCCCTCTGGCGGCGGCGCTGCCGGGTTCGCCGGATCAGGATCGATCGCGCTGATCTCGCCGATCGCGGCGTCGATGTCAGCTTGCAGTTGATCAGCGCGGGCGGTGACCTCTTGCAGACGAGTGGCGTCGGCGGCGTCGTTACCGAGGGCTTCGTCGAGCATTCTGCGTAGCTCACCGAAGTCGGCGGCGACACGATCCTTCATCGCGGTCAAAGCGTCAGACAGTGCAGACATTTGGGCTCCTATCGGTTCACGGTTGATGATGGAGAACACCAAGCGCCCGACTGCGGCGTTCGCTCGGTCTGCCGGTGTGTCTGCCATAGGCGGGACTGTACCACCGACCAGCGATCTCGAAACGATGAGCCGCGTCGACGTCACCGATAGCCGGTCCGTTCACGCGCCATATCGGTCTGCACTTCATACCAGCGGCGCGCGACGACAGCGACAACGGTGACGACAGCGAGCACGCAAAGGGATCGGCGGCTCATGGCTGCTCCACAACAGCAGCCGGACGGGGTAATCCCTCGATGAACACAGGGCCAGGGCATTGCGAGCAGTAGAAGTCGAACCGCAAGTGCCCGTCCTCGGTGCGTTCCATGTTGCCCCGCACCTGGTGTCCGAATTCATCGGCCAAGCAGCGGATATCAAGCGATAACTCCATCATTGTGGGCGCTCCACAACAGCAGCAGCCGCAGCCCGAGCCGCCCGAAAGTCGTGTCCGTTGAGAAGGAACGTGGACGCAGCGAAACTGTTGACGCACGGCTCCGTGGCTGCGAGGAGTGCGGTTAGCGCCTCACGCAACACCCCAACCTCAGCCTGCGCAGCGGCCAACGCGGTCACAGCCTCATCGAGTCCCGTTATCAACCGTTGCTCGTAAGTCGTCACGATCGTCCTCACCACAAACCGACGAACGAACCGGACGTCGGCGACGGCCCGAACGGTGTACGCGCGTAGCGCATCACGCCGATCTTCTCGACCGTCGCCGTCACCGACGCCACACCCGCCTGACGCAAGATGCCGAGTTCGTGGCCCGACTGCACCCATCTGATTGTTGCGACGTCGACGAGGAACACCCCGTCGTTGTCGCCGAGCGGACCTACGAGCATGAACATCTCAACCTCTTTCGTGATGATCGGGGGATACAACAGTTCGTTCACACGCTTGACGTACGCCGTCATCGGGAACTCGACGCCGGGGTCGGTGTGCCCACCGTACGGGAACGCGATCTCGGCTTCGGCGTGCGTCGTGATCCCACGACGACCGGCGATCAACCCTGCGGCGTCGACGAAGACTGCGGGGATCGAATACTTCAGACACCACGACGCCGTCAACTCCGCAGACAAGGTGAGCATCCGAGTCGAGTAGTCGTCTTGCCAATCCGGTGCGGTCTGCGCCGCGAACCCGGCGTGCTCGATGTGCAACCCTGAGCGGTTGACGCCGTTCGCTCCCCAACACACGTCCTTGTCGAGCACAGAGCGGCAGATGCTGTCGCAGTCGACCATGCAATGCGTCGAGCCTTTACGATCCGATGTGGCGAAGAACTGTTGGCACCACTCCGCGGAGTCGCCGCGTTCCCAGAACTCCATCGTGTGCAAAACGACGTGCCCGAACTCGGTGCGGTTCGCCGGTGTGTACCAGCGAGCTTGCACGAACGGGATCGCATCAACATCGATCATGCGCGAGCTACCCGCCAAGCAGCCAGCGCCGCGTCGAGACGTTCCCAATCGTCAGACCCGAGAGTCAGCGTTTGGCTCGCGGCTGCTGCGAGGGTGTCAGCCAGCGCCCGCTCAGCAACCAACGCAGCCACAAGGCGTTCGATTTCGTCAGCGGCTCGTAAGTACAGTTCCCAGTCGTAGTCGTTTCGCCTGCTCCGTAACTCCTCAACGATTTCGAGTGCGTGTCGGTCACCCATTTGGTCGCTCCCTGTCATGACTCGCCCCGATGCCATGAGCCGCGAATCGTGTTCTCGATGATGAACCCGCCGGTCGTCGTGCAGTTCACGCCGCCCGGCGAGATGTCCATCCGGTAACACACCGAGCGGCCACGCAGGATCGCCCATGCCATCTTGACTCGCATCTTCATGACAGCAGTTGCTCATCGACCGGGGCGAGATCCGCGAGGAACTTCACGACGGCTTTCTCGACGATCAACGACGCCGACACCATCCGCCCATCCGCTTCAGCCAACAACGCCTTCGCTGTGCTCTCGCTGAGGTGGACTGTGACGGAGATCTTGTCGTCGCGCAGTTTCTTCGATCGTACGTCTTTCACCATGACCGCTCACTTTCGGGTTTGTTGGTTGTAGCCCGCCCGCTCGATCAGACGGTGGATCAACTCGGTCATCGTCAGACCGCGGGCTTTCGCTTGCGCTTCGACCCATTCGACCATCGGGACGGGTAACCGCACCGAGATCGGCTTCGTCTGAATCGGGCTCTTCGGGCGAGGCATACTTGTAAACACTACACCTCGCAGACGTAGCGTTTACAGATTCAGTCGTCGAGCAGCGGGCGGTTGTTCGTCAGCAGCGCACGCACGTCTGCGACTTGCTGACGGCGCAGAGCGGTGACGTGCCACAGGTAGTCGTCGTTGTGTTGCGCGTCGCGTTCTTCGAGCATGTCGCACATATGCAGCATCGCGGATAGCTGATCGGCGAGTAGCTGCTTCGTCTGCGCGTAATTGATCATCGCTCTTGGTCCTGGTCGTACGGCGGTCGGTCAGTGTGGAACGACGTCACACGATCACGGTTCTTCGGTCGGACTGTGCCGTAGATCTTCGCGACGGATTCCTGCCACGCGTCGAAGCATTCGAAGAACCCCCGGTCGTGGCCTTTCTTGTAGCCGTGCTGATAGCCGACGTAGTACGCGCCGAGCCACATCAGCGTCAACCCGCCCGTCACGACCCAGCCGCTCATGACACCAACCACGCGATGAACAGACCCACGATCACGCCGATGACCAGGGCGATCAGCAACGCTGACATCACTGTCGGCATCGCTTCCTCCGGCACGAGCGGCCCTTCGGTTTCGTTGATACGCCGCGCACGCGCCCAGCGCTCACGGAACGGTTCGTAGCTCATGTCGGATCTCTCGGGTCGGTCCACTCATGCAGGAAGGCGTGTTTGCCGTCGTGGCCTGCGGGTAGGACGCACTGCACGACGCACGACGGCATCGTGTCGTCGAGGTAGTCGATGCGCTCACAGATCGGCGGCGGCGGCTCAGTCGGGTCGGGTATGTGCCCGATGAACGTCGTCACCCGACCGGCCCTCTCGGACGATCAGCCATCATCGGGGCAGGTGTGAGCGGCGCAGCACGGCCCTGCATCACCGTGAGCGTGATCGGCTTATCAGCCCGTATGCGTGCCGCGTAGAGATCGAGCCAGTTCGACCACGCCGGAGAGTCTTCGGGGACGACGACAGCGATGTTCGTGTCACCGGCCGCGAGATCCAGGGCGACGGGCTCGTCGGACCACTCCCGCAGCGGTTGTGCCCACTTGTCGCACGTCGCATCGAACGACGCCGTGTTCGGGCCGATCACACGGTCTGTGGCGTCGTCGGACTCACGCGCCAACACGTAGTCGAACCACAGCAGCGCCTTCGCTGCCTCGTCGACGTGGACGTTCACGCTCACTGACTCGCCGGGGTGGCCCCAATCGGCGAAGTGGTCGAACGAGTAGTGCAGCGTCAACGCATGATCGATCGTGAAACTGCTCGCCGGGATCTGTAGCTCGTAGACAGTCGGCTCCGGCGGCGGCTCAGTGTGCTCACGAGCAGGGACGATCGTGCTCGTCGTCGAGCTTGCGTGTCGTGCGTCGGGGAGCGTGACCGTCATCAGGAACTGGACGTCGGTGTCGGTGTCGGTTCTCGGGATGAACCAGCGGGTGTTGTTTGCGCCTTGTTGCGCGGCTTGGTTTGAGCAGACGATGGCGACGGTTGCGTCTGTTGGTGTGTATGCGGCTTCGAGTATGACAGTCCATTCCGTCAGTGAGCTTGCGCCTTCGGATTTGATCGTCAAGAGCGCGGTGGGTGCGGGCGGGCCTGTGGGTGGTGTGCCGGTTTCGAGTGCGGTGATTCTTGCGAGTAGTGCCTGATCGTGGGCGTAGCGGGTTGTTGCTTCGGTTTCGATGGTGTCTCGTCGGGCGGTGGCTTCGTTGCCGATTTGTTGGTAGAGGTCGTTGTCGACGCTGGCTCGTGCGGTGGCTTCGAGTGTGATTGCTTCGTCGATCATGCGCTGTGCTTCGTTCTTGGAGATTCCGAATAGCGGCATGGGGGCTCCGGTGTTGCGGTGGGTGAATGATAGCGGTGTGCTATCAGTGGCGGGGGATGGAGCCGATGGCGTTCGGTACTCGCATCGGTCGTTGGCGGGGTAGTTCTGCGGTTGGTGGTGCTGCGCTCACTGTGTCGCCGTGGCGGAGTCTGCTGAGTGCTTGGGAGGTGGTGTCGACGATGTCATTCGGCGGCTCTGGGAAATGTGCCCACTCGTCGACGAGTTGGTCGGCCCACGGTTGGCCTTCGACGAGGAACACGTTGCCTGCTTCGATGAGCGGGGTGATCGCACGTGCTCGGACCTCTTTGCTCGCTTTCGGCGTTATAGGTATCAGGCCAGGCAATCCGTCGCGAAGAATCTGCTCGACGGCTGCTCGTTCGTAGTGGGTGACGCCGAGTTCACCGGCCATGTCGTCGCTGAGTACGTATTGCGGGTCGCCGTCCCTGAGTACTTCCATCATCTCGGGGCCGTACCCGGCGTTTTCCACAAGGTGCTGATTGATCTGTGGGTGGCGATGCTGCATCAAGGCGAGGGCGACTCGTGCGTGGGCTTGCGACCATTGGCCGCGCATCTGATCGACGCAGTGAAACGTGTTCCCGATCCGGCCCCACGCTTGCGTCACGACGTAGCTCCCGCCGGTGCGGTCCTTCATCTTCGTGTCAGTGCTCGTCAGCCATTCGTCGGCATCTGAGATCGGCGTCGCTGTCCACTGCCACCACGCCCGCTTCACCAACAGACCTTCCTCTTCGGCCGGTTTCTGCTGTTCGAGCGCCGACCACAGATAGCTGCCGAGCAGTTCTTTGCGGGCTTCGACGTACGCCTTCGAGTACCGGCCCGGCGCCAACACCTCGCCGGGAGCTCGGCCGATCGGGTCGTGCTCTTCGGCGGTCATCGGGAGACGGATGAACTTCCACGGCGCGCCGGTTTCTTTCACGAACTGTTCGAGTTTCCCCGTCGGGTCTTCCTTGTGCCACCGCGTGTGACACACCACGAGGAAGTCGTCCTCCGCGAGTCGCAGCGAGATCACCGCGCGCAACTCGTTCCACACGTACTCACGGCGCGCGGGGCTGTGCGCCTCTTGCCAGTTCTTCAACGGGTCGTCGACGACAACGCTGCCGCCGAAGCCTGCGACGCCGCCGCCGATACCCGTCGCGAGAATGCCGCCGCCCTGATCCGTCAACCATCTGTGTCTGCTCTGCGAATCCTGCCGCAACGTGAACGACAGTTTCGGGCCCGCGGCGCGTACGACTTCACGCATGAAAAAGCTCGCCTCTTCGGCGGGGGAATCGGAGTAGCCGAGATAGATCACCCGTCGATCCGGTCGCGCGTCGAGACGCCACAACACGCCGAGCCGCGTCCAGAACGACTTACCGACCTGCGCCGGGAGCGAAATGCACAGTCGCCCGCCGTTCGTCATCGTCTCGGAGATCTCACGGCTCAGATAGCGAACATACGGCCAGTCTTCGACCGATTCCGGCCAATCCGGCACCCCTGCATCCAAACATTCCTGATGGACGTGACGAGCGAGCGTGAACGGCTCCGCGCGCACGCCGACCGCCAAGCGATGCCCGAGCGTGCGCTCGATCCGGCGACGCGCGGCGAAGCCAAGTCGAGGGACTTCGTTCGTCAGATACGCCAACACCTCGTCATCGGAACGAGTAGCGAACCACGCCGCGAGGCGATCGAGGGCGTCTTGCTCAGTGAGATCCATTCGAGCCGTTCGACTCGGTCGACGTCGCTTCGATCGCGGCGGCGCGCTGCTCCAAATACGCTTCCGCACCGGCGATCAAGACGTCGACGCCTTCGTCGTCTGACAGGGTGCCCGAGATCGTGTCGCGCCACACCAACTCCGTCGGCAGTTTCCGGCCGTAGCGGTTCTCCAACACCCACCGCAGAGCAGCGAAATGCGGCAGCGTCCGCTCCGTTTTCACTGTGCGTTCCACGACGCGCCAACCGGCCGGAGTGCCAGTACGGGCGTCGCCGTTCGACGTCGGGTCTTCGACGAGTTTGAGTGTGGTCGTGACCTGCGACAAGTTGCCGTGCGCGATGGCTTGCATCGATTCGTGGAACTTCGCTTCGCCCTCCGCTTTCGCGTGTTCCAACTGATGCGAGAACACGATGAGATCCCGCTGATACGGCGTCAGCTTGTGAGACGGGTTCGTCATCGTCAACTCTTCGGCGCGGGCCGCTTCCCGCAGCCAGCTATGCACCGTCACCAACCCCACCCCGGCTCTGAGCACCGACGTGTCGTACGGGATACCGCTGGCGACCCACGCCAAGATCCGGTCACGCGCCGTGATGATCTCGCCGTTCTCGTCGCGGCCGACGGGCTTATTCAGCGACGAATGCCCACGCCCGCTCATACCTGGCTCACTCGCTGTAGGCGGTCACGGACGATCTTCGCGTACGGCACACGCGACTCACGAGCCGCTTCACGAAGCTCGGCGTCCAACTCGACGGGGATACGGACGTTCATCTGCACCACCGACTCCGGCCGCTCCGCGTACAACGCCAGACAAGCGGCGCAGATCACCCGCTGCGCGCCCAACGACTCCGCGAGGCGCGTCACGCCCGCGTCGAGCGGCGACGAGCACGAAATACAGAACACGGACCGGATGATAGCGCGTATAGCAAAACGCGAAGAACGGGCCGACCGTGGAGGCGAATCCTGAGTCGACCCGTTCATTCGCAACTTCTACCCGACCTCATCGGAAGGTCACCGCTGATCATACCTCTCGTCGTGGACTTGTTCCGCCGCGATCGTGATCGCTGTCAGCGGCTTGTTCGGTAGCCCGTCCGTACGCCGCGGCTTGACCTGCGACTGCATCGTCCACGCATCGAACAAGTCGTCGATCGTCGCGAAGCGATACGCCGTGCGAACGTCGAACGTGTACTCCACCGAGCCGCGGCCGTCGAACTCGTCGACGTCGAACCCGGCGATCCACATCGGATCGTCCGACCAGGCCGCGCCGTTCTCGGTGTTCACCTCCAAAACTCGCATCACCCATGCCACGCCGCTCATCTTCGCGCCTGCGACGTCGTCGCCGCCGGAGTCGTCTCGTATGACAGTCGCTCGCGGCGCCAGTTGTCGTACGTGTTCACCAGAGCGACCCAGAGCGCCCCTACGCTCTGCTCAGTGCCGCGGCGCTCGTTGCGTAACGCAATCAACAAGGCGACGACCACAGCGTCGTGGTCGACTGTCGCCATCTGCGCGAGGATCTGCGCGGTCTGCTGCGCGGTGATTCTCATCGTCGAGCCGACATCGGAGACGACGTTGACCTCGACGCGCGACCCGAACTTCTGCACGCTGAACGACTCCATGAAATAGCTTCTGCTCATCGTTTCCTCCGTTGTTGTTGTGGTTGTAGGTCCGGGTATCGGACCATGTACGTGATCGTCCCCGGCGGTCGCTCCGACCAATGAAACGACGTGATCACTCCCGCCGCTTCGCCGTTCTTGCAGCGCGTCGTGATGACGTGATGCGTGTCCCGATCCTGGTTCTCGATCGTGAACTTCACCGTGTACGCCATCTCATCGACACCGCGCCCCATCGGCCGTGACGACGAGCGCACACGGATCTATCGCCGTCGGTACCCGCTCTTGTCTCTTGTCAGTGAACGAGACCCACAGCAGCAGCACGCCGCCGATGACGAACGCAACACGGTACGCCCACATCTCCTGACGCCACCGGCTGTGCGGCTTCGCGATGTACGCCCGAGCGAGCGCTTGCGTCTCCGCGTCGAAACACGAATCGCACTGCCCTGACGACCACGAATCGTTCGTCGCCGTCGTCACCCCGCACGTCGGGCAACTCAACAGCCGCGTCACGACGCGACCGCCTTCCGGTAGAAGATCTGCACAACATGCGACAACGTGTTCGGCATCAACGCGTAGTCGTGTCGCAGCGACTCGCGACCGGCCCACCACTGATCGGTGAGATCCGCCTCGCAGAACGAGCAGTGCGCCCACGAGTTCTCAGGATCATCCGCTGCGAACGCCCGCACTTCGGCGTGCCTGCACGCGGGTTCGCCTGCGTTATGGAAATCCTCCCAATGAAACGTCGGGTCGCTCGATAGATCGGTCACTGCGTCACTCGCTTTCCGGCTTGCGCCATAGTCCGCCGCGATCGTCGCGGATCAGATCTTGTTCCATAACTCTCACGAACCGCGCCCGTTGAGCGGTCCAGATATCGCCGTGCTCGTCGCTGAGCAGTAGCTCACCGGAGCGGATCTCGCCGATGCGCTCGAACAGATTCGGCGGGTCTTCCGGCTCAGGCACGACCGGCCGATCGGGCTCACGCTCGGGGATCACGAGCGGCGGCTCCGGCTTCGGCTCAGGGATCACCGGCTTCGGTTCTTCGCCGCGCTTCGAGTCATCACGCCGCTCCGGCCGACGCGGGCTTTCGGTGAACCAGTACACGAAGCCGCGAGCGACGCGGCGACGAGCGACGCACAAGTACACGTCGCCCTCTTGGGCGTCGAGCCAGCGAGACGACAAGATCGGCGACGCCGACGATGTCGCCATGCCGTGATCGCGCGGCGGCACCGCCTGGATGATCTGCTCGAAGTCGAGTTCGGCTCCGGCGAAGCGCTGCAAGTGCAGATACACCGCCTGCGTCCATGAGACGGGCGCAGGGTAGGCGGCTCGCTGCCGACTCGTATTCACCGCGGCCGGTGCTGGCAGCGGCGTAGGCGGCTTCTCAAACGCTGTCATGGGCTTTGCCTTCGCTTTCGTCGGTGGCGCAGTCTTCGGTACGAGCGTCAGGCCGGGGAGCACGAGATCCGGCGCCGGATCTGACGCCGTCGCCTTGTGCAGCGCACGCCCGACCGTCGTCGGCGGCCAGCCGACGAAGTTGCGTAGCTGGCGCCTGATGTCGTAGTCGTCTTTGCCTTTGCGGGAACCGAGGCCGACTTTGATCGTCGTCGTGCGCCCGTCCGGTCCGTGGACTTTCATGTGCGCGCCCTCTTGCGAGCACATGAACCCCGGCGTGTCGCGGATCTCCGCGACGAGTTCACGGATGATCTTGCTGTTGTTGTTGACGCTCATCAGAACCCCCATTCCGGTGCTTCGGCTGAGATCAGCCACTCGTCGTGCTTCGCTTGTTTCTTGTCGAGGTATTCGAAGTATTCGCTGTCATCATCGGCGGCCTCGAAGATCTGTCCGTCGTGTACGTCGTGCTCGACGCTGAACCCGCACACGTCGCATGAGCCGACGCCCTCAGGCACGACTTCGGCGAGCAGCGTGTCGCCGTCTTGCAGAACGCTTGTGTCGACGATGTTGCCGTCGCGTTCGACGACGACGTATCGGTTGTGCGCGAGCACTTCGAGCGCCCTCCGGTAGATCGCCGGGTCGGTTGTCGTGTGTATTTCCATGCGTGTTTCCTTCCTCGTTCGTGCCGACAGTTTGCCGAACACCACTGACATTATACACGCGTATCACCGAGCGTGCTTGATGGAAAACGCAACAAGGCCCGCACCGACGGATCGGTACGGGCCTTGAATGTGCGTGTGCTGTCAGTTCGCTCCGATCGTGCAGATCTCACGCACGAGCGACACGGCTTTCGCTTTCAGCGGCTCTTGACGCAGCAGCGAGCGGCCGAACTTCGTGTCGGCGTTGCGGAAGCCGCGGACATGGTCGAGGTATTCGACTGCGGCGTCGACCAAGCCGAGCGCGGTGCCGCGGTGCGACTCTGTCGTGTACGACTCTTCGTACAGCTTCGTGAAGATCGCACGGTCACGGTCGATGTTCGCCGCGACTCGATCGCTGTACGTTCCGGCTGGGGGAGCAGCCAAGAACAGTTCGGTGAACGTCTTCACTTCGGCGGCCCGAGCGGGCAGCTTGAACAGGTCGTCGGCGAGTTCGCGCCACTCGGCGTTGTCGGCCCGCAAGTTCGACAGGACGTTCTTCGCTTCCTCGATGCGTTCGGCGACGTTGCCGACGTGGCGGAACGTGTAGAGCGAATGATCGCGCTCCGCGGAGGCGAGCGCACCGCTGTACGTGTTCCAGCAGACGATGCGGATCGCGGTGAACAGCGCACGAAGCGCTGCGCTGCCGTCATGCGCGTTCGACAGTGAGAAGAACGGGTACGTCTGCGTGTCATCACCGGCGACGCTGTACGGCTCGTCGAGATACACGAGCGCAGAGATCAGCGCGCCGTGCTTCAACGAGATCAGCGTCTCCAACTTGACGTTCGTCTCGCCGAGCACCGCTTCGATGATCTCGCCGAGTTGGGCGTTGAGCACCGGGGCGAACGTGTCGGTGACCGGACCGAACGGGTAGTTCGTGTCGTCGCGAGTGACGATGTTCGTGTTCTCGACTCGCACGAACTCAGTGAGCGCGGGCGGCGTGCGATGCCCGCAGGCGACGCACTCGAACTCGTTCGTCGCTTGATCGATCGAACCGGCGTGAGCGTTGCACGCTCCGCACTGCGTGACCGCCTCGAAGCGAGGGGCGTCGAGCTTGATGTACGCAGGCACGACTTTCGGTTCCCACTCGATACCGGCGAACTTGCGGGCCGCGTCCCAATTCTCGGGGTAGGCGTCGATGACGTTCCCGAGTCCGTGCCACATCGGCTCTCGGACGCTGAACCCGCTGTCGAATAGATGACCCATGATGATTCCTCCGTTGTTGATTGTCCGCTGTCAGTGTGACAGCGGGTCGTGCGTGCCCCGGCTTCGCACCGGGGCGCAGGCTTGAACCTGACACGCTCACAAACCTCCGTTCTCTAGCTCGTAATAGCGCTCGGCCAATCGCTCACGCTCGAACGCTTGCGGGAGTCGGTTGTGACACTGCACTCGACGACTCGACGGAACCATCGGATCGTTGAGTTCGAGGATCAGTTGATCGTCGACGTAAATCTTGATCGTGTTCATCAGCTTGCCTTGCGGCGGCTGGTCGGGGGCTTGATCCCGACGACTGGCTTGTTCGCCTTGCGGGGCTGCAACTTCGGCGCCGCTGCTTTCGCTTCGGCCTTCGCTGCTTTCGCCGCGGCGCGCTCGGCGACCGCTTCCTTCGAGCGTGACGCACGCTGACGCTTCGGCGTTCCGACGATCGGCGCCATCAGTTCTTCGAGCACCGGCAGAACCACCGGCGTGCGCTCGGCGACGACTTTGTCGATCGCTGCGAGGTTCGCTTCGATCTCGACTTCGGCTTTCGCGATGCGCTGAGCAGTCGTCGCGACGAGTCCGACCGGCTCGCCGTTCTCGTCGACTTTGCAGACCTGCAGTGTCACGCCGTTGCTCAGCGTCACCGGACCCCATGCAGTGAAGCGCGGGTTCTCGATGTCGTGCTGCTCTTGCAGGATCGCCACCAACTCGGCGGGCTTGACCCGCACCGCGTCGCCGACGAGGTTCTTCGTGCCCGACCACGACAGTTCGCCGAACGAGTTGACGTTCGAGCGCACCGGCTTGCCGTTGATCGTGAAGATCAGCGGCTCAGACGCTTTCGGCGTCCGTGTCCCCTTGGCGGGGCGGTCGACGCTCAGCCGGATCGGCTTGAACGCTTCGTCTTGGATCATGTCGACGTTCGGGGTTTCGGGCCGTTCGCCGACCTCGCCGCCCTTGCGCCACGCTTGCAGCGCACGCCATTCGGCGTTGACGGTGTTGATCCGCTCCGTGCGGGCGGCTGCTCGTTGTTCTTGCTCTGTGTTGCTCACTGTTTCCTCCGATGAGTTGTTTGGGTGATCGCACAGTTGACGTGCGTCGTGCGTGCAGTGGGTTCGCACCACTGCCGCGGCTGTTACCGCTCACGCTGAGTATCGATGCTGCTGTTCGTAGAGTCGGACGTTCGCTCGAAGAATGTCGAGCGTTTCCGGTGAGTAGCTGACGTCGCCAGCTTTCGAGTCTTCGAGCATCTGCGAGCAGCGCTCGTACTGCTCTCGCGTCACCGGCCTCATCCGACGACGCCATGCTTATCGGCGATCCGAGCGGCCTTCGCCGCTTCGTTCTTCGCCTTCGATGCAGCGATCATCTGTGCTCGTTCTTGTGCCCTCGTCTTACGGGCATCCTTGCGGGCGAGTAGCGCCTTGGCGGCATCGAATGCGGCTTGGGTGTCTCGGTTCATGTGTTCCCTCCGTTGTTGATTCGAGTCGAGCGAGCAGCAGTGTTACTTGAGGTTTCTTCTCCCGGGCTCATCCGTCCCTCGCCCCCGCCGATCGGGGGATCTGCCTCAGCGGCTCTTACTGCTCGCTTCGTGCGTGCGCTGCGTTGCAGCAGCGTCGCGGCTCGTTCCGCTCACGCTTCGTTGCAGTTACTACACCGTGATTCCCCGCTCCCCGTCACACGCAAGGTGTCGGCTGAGGTTGTTCGGCAGCTTCACTGCTTCGATCTTGTCGTTCGTTGTTCGTTGACGCACCCGTTCGGTGTCGTCGCCAGCGCTTATCGCTGCAAGCTTTGACTTATCGAAGCCCTTGTGGCTACGCATCCCAATCACGTTGACGGGCCAGGGTCGCCCGGTGAGAAAGTCCCTGCACAAGCCTCTGTGGCCGGGGGAGCACTTCCAACAAGGCTCAATGTAGCCACACTGATACACGGGTATCAACTCAAACCGTAGATTTCTCGGGAAATCTTTCGGATTATCCCGAGGCGGGACGGTTATCGCTGACCAACGCATTATGAGCCGACAGGATTTCTTTGATCCGTGGGTGCTCTGATACTGCTGTCTGATGCAGCGTCATGCCGTACTCGTCGATCCCGGTCGGCCACTCGATGTCAGTGCGGCGCTGTAGCGGCGTGTCGAACTTGCGCCAGTTCGCGACGATGACGTGCTGCGGTCGATCGAAGCGTCGTTTCACTTCGACGACTCCCGGCCACATACGTTCGAGCGCTCTCGCCATCTTCAAGCGGCCGTCGCCGACGTACAACTCGGCGGTGTTGCCGCCTTTCATCATCATCGTCGGGATCTTGTCGACAGTGAACGCCGAGACGAGCACCGTGCACCAGCCACCGGCGAGTGCTTGCAGACACAAGTCGGTGTCTTCGTTGTAGCGGCCGCGCCACTTGTACGGGATCTCGTTGAGCACGAGCGTCGCCGAGTAGACGTGACAGTTCAGTGAGATCACTCGTCGGTTCATCACGAAGCAGCGATAGTTGAACCCGCTGATCGCGATGTTCGTGTACCGATCAGTGAAGTCTTCGATGATGCTCGTCGACAGACCGGAATGGATCGGGACGCGACGACCGCGGAACGTGCGGGCGAAGCCTCTGATGTTGTCGTCGAACTGCCAGTGACGTTTCGCGCCGTGCTCGATCGAGTGTTCCTTGATCCAGTTACGCGCCGGTATCGAGCCTTGCCCGAGATTCGCGAACGGCAGCACGAGCACGCGCTCGTCGCCGTAGCGCGCTGCGTAGTCGTCGTGTTCTTGTTCTTCGACGACGAGACGGAAGTCGACTTCGTCGCGGACGAAGATGTTCGCCGTCAAGCAGGCGTCAGCCCGACCCTTCGACGGTATGTAGATCGGATACCGCGGCGTCGTCACTGTCGTCATCTTCCACTCCGAAACGTAGCGTCGAGATAGGCGTTCGTCGCGCGCTGCCGGGGATTTCGTCCCAACGATACGAGCGCGTCATGCCGTCGCTCGTGCCTTGCACGACGACGAGATCGACGAGTTCGAGGAACCGTTCGCGTTGCGCTTCGTCGTCGAACTCGATGATCGCCCGCCAGTTACGGGTGTTCCGGTCGACGTACTCCGGTAGACCGACCCATTCCGCGGCGGCGTCGAAGTCTCGTACCTCTGCCGCGGTGCGCGTGATCATCATCAACGCCGCCAATGAGATCTCGTCGAAGCCTGTCCCCATCAGATCGTCGGCCTGCTGAATCTCCCGCAACATATCCGTCAGCATCCGGTCGTCGTCTTCGGCGAGGTGCGACGCGTAGTTGTCGAGCGCGAGCACTTTCAGGGCGCGCGGCTCGTTCGGGTCGAGCATCAAGAACACGACCGGGACTTCGGTCATGCCGAGTCGTTCGGCGGCGATGACGATGCCGTGCCCCGCGAGGATCGTCCCGTCTGTGCACGCGACGACGTTGCGGTAGAACCCGTAGTCCTGGATCGAGCGCATCAGATGCTCGATCTGATCGTCGGGGTGGCCGCGGTAGTTCCGCGGGTGCGGCGTCAACGACGCGATCTTCGTCACGGCCACGTCGAGTTGTTCCGAGATCGCTTTCGGTTTACTCACCGTTCGCGCGTCCGCGTTCGATCAGCTTGACGACGCCGGGGATTGTCATGCCGAGCGCGTCGGCGATGTCCTTGTTCGTCACGCCCGCCGCTTTCGCTTGCTCAGCGAGCGCGAAGCGCTGCGCTTTCAACGTCTCCGCCGCGGTCAGATGACCGTCGACTTTCGTACGCACACGCACGAGGCGTTTCATCAGCGCGGCGCGCTGCGCGTCGGTCATCTTCACCCGTTCGGTTACTGCACTGCTGCCCATTTATTCTTCGTCCTTGTCCATGTCGTCTTCGAGTGACTGCTGACCCTCGATCTCACGTTCTTTCGCCAACGCCGCCTTGTGTTTGTCCATCTGAGCGGCGACACGCTTGTCGTCGAGGAAGAACGCCGCTTCGGCCTTCAACTTCATGATCTCTTTCAGCGGGCCGAAGTAGTCGGCTTTGATCGCCGGTTCGTAATCACCGGCGTTCGCGACGACGTACTCGATCACGATCATGCCGCGGTCGCCCATCTGCAACTCGCGCGGCGTGATCTTCATCGACTTGCTGAGCCCGTCGCCTGCGTTCGTCACTTTGATCCCGTAGCCGGTGACCTCGCGGCCCTTGTGAACCAGTCCCATTTATGCCTCTTCCGATGCGTCGATACGTGACTACAAGATACACGGCTACACCACGTCTCGCAGGATGACGGACACGCCCGACGGGCGACCCCAGACCTTCGACGTCGTCAGCTTCACGATCTGCGCGTCGTCGATGATCGCTCCCCCATCGGTGAGCCCATCGAACACCGCCCTCGTCAGTTTGTCGACATCGAACCCGGTGACAGCCCACTCGCCGACGACGTGCGTCGAGAACTTCGGTTCGAGCACGAAACGCAGCCCGCAGTGCAGCGGCGCTTGCTTCGTCCACGACTCTCGATGCGCTCGTGCCTCGTCGCGGATCGCGCGTCGCCACTTCCGTAGCGGGCCCGCGTTGTCCTCGATCATGTACGGCTGACCCGTCTTGCGGTTCGTCATCGCGCGCTTGCTGCCTTGCGCCACCGGGGAGCCCTCGACGAAGAACTTCAACTCGCGGGTCATGGGAACCAGCGCATCAGCATCACGACGACGATGATGACCATGACGACGACCGCGACGGTGATCGCCGTCCAGTACGTGATCTGCATGAGCGTGTCATCCCAATCCCGGCCGCTCATGACGGCATCACCCACTGAGCGAACCGTGTGCGCCACCGCTCGAACCGTGTGCGCCGCTCGACTGCTTCGTTCGCCGCGCGGATCGCGTAGCCCTCGTCTCCGGACTTGCCCAGCGCTTCGTTCGCGATGTCAGCCCATCGTTTCCGTTTCTCCCACGTCGCCGCGTCGTCGGTGTACCGGCGCGCATCGTTCGGCTTCCACGTCACCGCTCGCTCCGTCGTTTCATGCCGCACGCTTCGGCCCACTCTGAGCCGTCGGCTGTCTCGATCCAGTTATTGCATGAGCTACACGAGCGGACGACGTTGTCAGGGTCGAGGACACGCTGTGGTGCGACGCTGCGAGCAGTTACGTGGTGCAAGCAACTCATGTACCCGGTGCAGTGCGGTGAGCGGACGTGGCACGTCGGGTCGTCAAGCATCATCAACGCCGTCATGCGCTGTAGCTCTTCGTCGCGGCGCGCCGTCTTCACCGACTTGTGCGGGAGCGGTTTGCGTTTCGAGTCGATCGGCTTCCCGTGTGTGAACTGCTTCGACCCTCGCTTCATCTGCGTGCGCTTCATCGGCTTACTGCTGCGCTTAATACCGGATCGCTTCACTTCGGGAGCCGTTCGAGTTCGACGCGGTACTCGTCGATCGCTTCGAAGATCGCTTGCGCGATGTCGATCCACCCGGCATCGTTCACGCGTTCCCCGGCGTCACCGATGATCGTCGCGATGGCTTCGGCGTCTTTCAAGTCGCTCATTCGTACCGTCAACCCGTCGCCGTCGACGAGCGCCCAATCATTCTTCGCGATCCGTATCAGCGCCATCTTATTTGCCTCTCGCCTTCGCTTCGGCGCGCAACGCGCGCACGACTGCGATAGTCCGATCCACATCGGCGAGCCGTTCGCGACGTTGATCTTCCGACGCGTAGTACTCGTACGTCTGGAACGTCTGCTTCGTGTATCGCAATGACTCGATGATCATGTGCGCCGATTCGCTGTCCATGTCAGCCATCACAGTTCTCGCATGTGACGGGCGTGGTCGCGGCCCTTCTCAGTGATCCGAGACACGGTCTGATCATCCGCTGAGCCGCGGCGTATCCCGCCGGTGCGTTCGATGTACCCCGCGGTGCGGAGTTCGTTGCAGCGCTTCCAGTAGCAGCACCGCCGATTCGCCGACAGACCGCTCCGTGTCCCCGCCTCTTCGTCGATCAACCCGGCCGGGTACGCCGCGTCGTACACGTACAGCAGTTTTCCGTGCTGGTTCGACGCACGAGGCACGACGTTACGCGCGGCGCGCTTCGACGTCTCAGGATCAGACGTACGCGCGTTGTGCTCCGGTATCGAGATCGGCTCGTCGAACAGACTTGGTGGTTGCTCTGCCGGTTCGTTCATGCCGAGCGCTTTGCGTTTCGCTTCGTCCCATTTGCCCATCAGCGCCACGCCCCTTGACATACCGGCCCCGCCTGGTTCAGCGGGGAGACTTGACCGTCGTCGAACAGTACGCGCACGCCGACGATCACGCAGTACGGAATCGACCCGCCGAAGAACTGCGGCAACATGATCACGTACCAGTCATTGACGTCGCGCTGATACGTCAACGGGTCGCCGCACAACGGGACGCCGTTCGCGTAGAAACACGTCAACAAACCGATCTCCATCGGGTACGTCTTGCCGGTGTACTCCCAGCGCAGTTCGACGTTGTGATCCGGTCGCATCCCGTAGCGCAGATGGAACGGCGCCATCGGTGTGTCTGCGAGCGTCACTGTGAAGCGTGTCGTCGTCGGCGGTGGCAGCGTCGTCGTAGTAGTACTCGTCGTCGTCGTGCTCGTAGGCGGCGGTACAGGGCGTGTGATCGTAGTCGTGGTCGTGGTGGTGTTGTGTGGGTTCTTCGGTGGCGGGAACCCGACACGTTTCTGTGATGTTGATGGCGCGTCAGCGCTCGCCGTAGTGAATCCGAAGATCACCACGACGAGCGCCAACACGACGAACGTGAGACGGCGCATCACGCGTTCAAATCCGCGAGGTCTTCGGCCGCTCGACGAAACGCGCGGTCCAAGATCCGAGCTTTCTTGCCTTCGATGCTGCGCCCGTCCGTGCTTCGCACGAGCGACGCTGTCATCGCCGCCATCGTTTCGAGCCGAGACTCTGCGTCGCCGAGACGGTTCGAGATCCACTCTTGCGAGTTCTCCAACGTCGCTTCGAGCGTGTAGAGCCACCGCTCGTTCATCCCGTTCGGGGTACACGGCACGTTGATCTCGTCGTCGTCGCCGAGGAAGCGCCGAAGATCACGGATCGTTTTGCGTGCTGTCTCGTACGAGACGTCGAGCAGATCCATCATGTCGTCGACGGTGATGCCCGTCGGGTTCGCCACGAGCAGATCGTACAGAGCGTCCCGTCTGAGTATTCGTGCTTGGTTCATGCCCGTTCCTTTCATAGCTTCGCGAGTTCGGCGTCCCAATCGACGTCGGTCGTTCCGGTGACTTGCACGTCGATCAGGTTGATCACCGCGCGGAGTTTGCTGATCGAGTCGGCCAGGATCTCGACTTGCTCGGAGTCGAACTCGATCGCTCGTGCGACTTCGAGCGCGTCGCGCAGTCGTCGCAGTGCCGCCGCGATGTGGCCTTCGATCTCGATGTACCGAGCGTCCAGCTTCGACTTGCGATCGGCTTTCTGATTCTTGATCGCTTTCGCCGACTTCACGAGATGATCTGCCGCGTCGTCGATCTCGTCGGCCACGCTGGTGCCCCGCCGCTGCGCCCGTTCCTCGGCGAGCGCCCGCGTCGTGCGGACAGTTTCGCCGTGACGCTGACGAGTGTTCGTGTACGACTGCCCCGACGCCTTCGCGACGGCTTCGATCGCCGCTTCCTTCTCGGCGCCGTGCCGCGCTCGCTCGATGCACTCAGTGAGCGAGCGCTCTCGGCCACCCCCGACCCACATCGCGTAGCCGTTGACCTGTGGCCCTACGGTCGTTCGTGCTCTGCCGACGCCGAGGGCGTACTGCCGGATGCTGACTCGTTTCGGATTCGTCTCGTCGAGGGTCCAGTGCCAGCGATGCTGACACAATTCCTCGGTGCTGGATTCGGTGGCTTTGTCGAGCCGCCGATCCAGCGCTATCGCTGACTTGGGGAGTTCCATGATCCTGCTTTCTCTGTTGAGTTGATACACGTCTATCACGTTTCGAGTGTGCGTGTGTCGTCGATGTCGAGCACGACCATCAGACCGCGGTCGGCGAGGTGATCAATCAAGGCGTCGGCTTCGACTGCGCCTGCGCCGGAGTAGACCTCGGCGAGCGCGTCGGCGACAAGATCACGTAGATCGTCGTCAGTCATCAGTACGGCCACCGATCCCATGTGAGCGTCGAGTCTTCGAAGTCGACGGCTTGCTCGTACGCGATCGTCGTGTACGCCCGTATCCGTTCTTCGCGTCCGGCTTCGGGTTGCAGCGTCGCGTGACGCCAGTCGTTGCCGTACACCAAGCGTCCCCAGAATCCTTGCGGGCACTGCTCCGCGACGGCGCGCATCATGCGGAGCATCACGATCTGCGCCGCCAACCCTTCACGGCCGGGTTTCCCGATCGGGTACGTCTGCGATGCTTCCGACGCCGGAGAAATCGCGCGGCTGTCAGCGATCAGATTCGCGTGCTTGCGAGCCAGTTCGACGAACTCATGCACCGACGGCATCACGTCCATCGTCGTGATCCACTCCGCGGCAGCAGCCGACACCGACGCGTCGATGAACTTCTGCAACGCGAATCGGAACGCAGCGATACGAACCGCGTCCTCTTTCGCCGATCGGTACCGCTCACGCGCCGACGCCAACATCAGTTCGACGGCTCGTTGTACGCATTCTTCAGACGCCATTAGGACCACCCCATCACTCGGTTGATATCGACGACTTCAGCGTCGAGCTTGTTGTCCCGGATCATTCCTGCGAGTCGACGATCGTTCGGTCGGCCCTCTTGTAATCGGGCGAGCGTCAACTGCAACGCCGCCATCGTCCATACCGGCCCGTTGTCGTAGATCGCTAAGCCGATGTCTTGCGCCGGGTGCCCGCTGTCGACCAACTGCCGCGCGATGCCGACGAGCGCCATGAACGGGTTGCCCTTCCCGTCGGTTCTGAGCGCCGGTCTGGGTTTGCCGTCGGCGACGCGTTTGTCCCACGCCATCTTCACGAGGTCATGAACCGGGTCACGCTCGACGACTTCGCTGCGAACAGCAGCGGTAGATTCTGCTTCGGGTTCTAGTTCGGGTTCTTTTCTGATTACGCGCGCAGTTCCGCGCGCTTTGGCGCGCGATTCCGCGCGTTCAGGCGCGCGATTCCGCGCGTCGAACGCGCGATTCTGCGCGTCGAGTTCGTCGAACCATCGGTCCCCTCGCCGGTAGTTTCGGTCGTCTTTCGCGAGCCAGCCCTCTTCGATCAACGTCGCGATATGTCGGCGTACGTTGCCGACTTCGAGATTGACCTTCCGAGAGATGTGCTCCGCGCCAGGGAAACAGCGGTTCGTTTCCTCGTTATGGCAGTCGGCGATCGCGAGAGCGATCATCTTCCGTGGCGTCGACCCGAAGTCGATCGACCATGCTTGACCCATCCACAGCAGACTCATAGCGAACCGAGGTTTCGCTCGGCGTGCGTACGTGTATGGTTTGTCATGTAGCGCCTCCCTTACAGGCTGCTCTTGACGGAGGTCGGGTTCGTCGCCCGGCCTTCGTCGTTTTTGATGTGACGTGCAACAGTAGCTCGCGCGACGCTCCGCGCGTTAGAGTGTCCATCTCACGACTTCCTCCGAAGTTGAGACGCAAACAGAGTGTGCCCCCGCACAAGCCCGTCGGGGGCACACTCGCGTTCAGGCTTCGAGCGGCAGCGATTGATCAATGACTGCTGCTGTCCCTGGGTACATCGGTTCGTCGTCGCCCATCGTGACGATGTAGTCACGGATCGCGATGCACTGCTCGACTGTCGTCGCTTGCGGCACCTGCCCGCTGAGCGTGATCGCGATGTCACGATCGACGCACCACGAGCGCAGATCGAGTTGCTGATTCTCTGAGAGATCCTGCACGAGCGCCTTGATGCCGCGACGATCGTCCAACGTCGACGGCGTCCCCACCGGGTCATCGCTGACGATCGGCTGCAAGAGTCGTTGCGTCTCCGCTGAGATCGGCGTAACGACGGGCGGGTCGATGACGTGATCGAAGTCCGCGCCCTCGGACTTGCTCCACAGCCCGCCGTACACGTTGTGTCTGAGCGCCCCGTTGCGGATCAGATCACCGACGATCTCTTTGTCGGCTTCCTCTTTGTCGAGATCGCACGTCCCGACGCACAACCGGGGAACGCCGTGCAAAGTGAGGCGTCCCCACATGACGAGTTTCTTGTTCGAGCGGATCGTCATCACCGGCTGGCCGTCTTCGGTGAACCCGCACGGCTCCCAATTCCACAACGGGTCGATCATCGTCAACACCCGGTTCACGTCGGCGTGCCCGACATAGTCGAGGTGCAGATGACCGGACGTGATGTTCTGCTTGCAGTCCGGACACTTGATGATCTGATGCTGATCGCAGTGCCGCCGCTGCTTGTTGTCGCGGCACGCTTTGCACCACACCCGCGGGAGCTTCCCCACGACACGCGGTTCGGGCTGCCAGTAGTCGACGGCCACCGTTTGCAAGATGTGTCGAGATTCGCCGTTCGTGATAGTCACGTTTCTCCTGTTCCGATGAGGGTAGAGTGATACTCGTGTCTACTCTAACGACGACCACTGACATCGAACGACAATCGTTTTCATCGACTGACGTGTGCCGCATCGCGCGGATCACGTTCCGCCAACTCGATTACTGGGTGCGCTGCGGCCGCATCCTCCCTGAGCACGACGGCGGGTCGGGGTATTACCGCCACTTCACGTACGACGATCTGTTCTTGATCGTGTTCGTCGCCCGTCTCCGCGAAGCGCGGATCGAGTTCGCGATCATCGACGACGCCCTGGCCACGCTGCGCGAGACACCGTATTTGAAGCGGATCGAGTTGCACACGAACCACCCCGCGGTGCGAATCACGGTGGATCTCACGCTGATCCGTGCTGATCTACGGGCGGCGCTAGATGCTCGTTGATTCCCCGCCCCGCAACCACGACCACCGGAATCTCGTCTACGACGACGCACAGTTGACGGTGTTCTGCCCCGAATGCGGGCAACTGTGGCGTGCCCGAGCATGGGTCGATGAGAACTCGATCCGGCGGGTTGCGCCGTATCGGCCGGTCGGCGCGATCGTCCCCGACAGCGAACCATTCGCCCTGTAAGCCGCCCCGGTTTCCGACGTGCTGTTATACCGTCTGACCGCTCGCGACGCCGTACAGGGCTTCTCAGAGGGAGCTACAGCGGTCTACGCGGGGAATTCGGGTGGCGTGGCGACGATCCCGAAGCAAAACACCGCACCGGGCGCCACGAACACGACGATGACCCGAGCACCCGCCAGCGGCCACACACCGATGATTCCGGCGTCGATCGGCGCCGTATCCCCGTCGACGAGGACCGTGGCGACTCCGGCGGCGTCGATGCTCTGACACGTACCGGGGCGCCACACGCTCTGCCCCGCCGCGGCGACGGCTTGCGGGATCACCGCCGCGAGTGTCTGCTCCAATAGCGGGGCGACGATGTCGACGATCGCTTGGCGGTCCTCCGGCGTGAACATCAGGTGAGGACTTCCACGACGACCGCGACGGCGGTGATGATCGTGAACGACACGACGCAGTACACGAGCGTCGTCACGACGGCCGCGACCACGCTCATACGTACACCGCGCGTCGGAGCGTGTGCTCGTGCGGCCCGCCCGGCGCGCACGCCAACCGCCACCCGGTTTCTTGGTAGTTCGTCCCGAGGTATTCGACGACGTCGTACGTGTCGTGACGCGGATCAGGCGGGCTGCTGAACGTGACCGTCTCGTAGGCGTCCGGGTCGTTCTGTGCGTACGCCGCCGCGAACGCCTCCGCACGCGCCGTCGTCCCGACGCCGGGGGCTTCGACGGTGCGAGTGATCGCGAAGCCACGATTGCTGATCGAGTGCGGCGCATCCGCCGGGAGCGTGTAGACACCGACGACGGGGGCGTCACGATTCGCACTGTCGACCGCGACGTACCGGTTCGGCGAGTTGAGGAGGTCGTTCTGCTCGACGGCGGAACCGGCGATGATCCGACCCCCGCTGTCATAGACGAGCGTGGACGCCAGCGTCAGATTCGGTTGCGCTGCGACGGTTAGCAGGCCGTCGTTGTCGAAGTACCAGTCGGTCGTCCCCGCCAGCGAGCACAGCGTCGACGCGATCGACGCGTACGTCGTCGACTTCCCCGCGGGCCACGCCAACGGCGAATCAGCCACCGCCGTATTCGACGCATCAATGCTGTATGTGTGGATACCGGCGGCGTCGAACACCGCGGCGAGCGCGTCGCGGATCAATGTTCCACGTGAAACACCGAACGAATAGGCGGTCGACTGCCCGAGGATGACGCCTTGATCCAAGAGCCGAGTCGACGCCGTCAGCCCGTAACTCGTGCGTGTCGCGGACCACGACGCGAACAGGAACTTCCCGAGCGGGTACTCATCGCCAGTGCTCAGCTTCCAGTACGCCCACACTCGATCCGTCAACGGGTTCACGTCCGCTTCGACGTCCGGTGTCAACACAAAGTTCGTGAGCGTCCGCTTCAATGCCCCGTCGGCGCGGTTCTCGACGGACACGACCCGCCGCGGGGTGACCGCCCCGAGGATCATGCCGACCGAGTCGCGTAGCTCGAATCGAGCGCCCTCGCTTCGTAGCGCGACGCCGGGAGCGAGGTCGAGCAGTTCCGTCGCGGTCGCCATTTACACGTCCACGACTGCGGGTGTTGCTGCGACTTCGACGATCGACACCGGCGCCGTGTAGTGCTCCGCGGGCTGATAGCGGCGCCCGGTCGGGAGCCGCACCGCGCCGAACAAGCGGACGCCGTCGGGTGTGAAGATCGTCGTGTACGTCGCGTCGGGCGCTTCGACGACGGCGCGCAGCGGGTCGAACGCCGCCGCGCCGACCCCGCCCGCCGGGACCGACGTGCGGTCGTCGTCGGAGCGGGAGTGGATCAGCAGACTCCACGAGTAGCCGACGCCCCGATCCTCCAACGGCCGGAACTGTGTCTGATAGTCGCGTTCGTGCATCTGCACGATCGATACTTCGGCGTCGGACAGGAAGCGGTAATCGTGGACGGTGCCGAGCGTCAGATACCCGACGGTCAACGCCGTGTCGGTGTTCGTCGCGAAGATGATCGCGCCGCTGTTGTACGCCAGCGTGATCGTCCCCGACTGTGTGCGCCACGCGGTGGCGTTGCCGTTCCCGCGGACCATCCGTATCCGGTACTGCAACGCGACGCCGCGCGCCGCTTCGTGATCGTCGAAGCTGACTGTCGCCTCCGGTGTGATCCGCGCGATTAACTGCCAGGTCGTGCCGCCGTCTTCGCTGCGTTGTAGTTCGTAGCGGTCGAACTCGCCGTCCGCGGTCGGTGCCCACACGACGTGCGCGTACTCGTGCGTCCCCACCGTGCATGACGGGTCACCAGGATCAGGCAACGACAGCGCCGTTTTTGTGACGGTGATCGTGGCCGGAGCCGTCGGCGGCGCCGTCGTGAGCGTCACCACGAAATCCTGCTGCACCGGACCGGACGCCAACCAGTCGCCGTAATCGACGGACCCGCCGTAGCTCTGGTCGCCGGTGTATGAATGCGTCTCCGTGTAATCGAGTCGTTTCAGCACCCAATACGGCGACGCCGCTGTTGATGAGAACTCGACGTAATACTGCGTCCCCGACACGAGCGTCGCCGCCGACGACAACGCCAACTGCACGTCGTACCACGCCTTCAACGGATCACCCGAGTACCCGAGGAACACATGCTGACCGATATCCGCCGCGTTCAACGTCGCGGTGCCGCCCATCTGCACGTTGTCGGACGCCCGCTTCACTTTGAACAGCAGCGGCTGGTTCGGGGCGGTCAACCCGTTGATGACGGTCGTGTGGATACCGACGAGCGCACGAACGATCAGATAGTTCGTCGACGCCGCGTTCGACATGAACTGCTTCGACGCCGTCGGCCCTTGCTCCGGCGACGAGCCGATGTGATACACCTGCGAATCGACCGACAACGCCGAGTCGGAGCGCGCCAGCAGCAACCCCCACGTATTGCTGTCCACGACCGACGCCGTGCTCGTGATGCGCCCGGTCAGCGAGTCGACCGACATGAATACGCGGGTGCCTTGATCGTGCGGACAGGTGACGCCGACGTACCGGAACCGCGGCGTCTGGAACGCCATCCCCGCCCACTCGTTCAGGATGCGCCTGATCACGACGATGTAATCCGTGCTCGCTGCTTTCGCCCAGTTGTCGGTGCCGCTTGGAGTTTTCAACGAACAAAAACTTCCCGGCCCCGTATAGATCAGCGTCGACGCGAACACCGCCGTCGAGTAGCCGTTCGCGCCGACCGCGACTCGCTTCTCGGTGATCATCGACACCTTGACTCGCAGCGCCGCGATCTTCGTGTTGTTCAAGCCCATCAAACCCGACGCGCCGGTCAACTGAATCAACAGATTCGAGCCGGTATCCATGTTGACGATGTCGTCGCGCATCCACGGCTCGTTCGTCAACGGGTTCGTGTAGAACGGCCCGACCGTCGCGTTCGCCATGTACGGATTCTGATTCGTCGCCGACGGCGTAATCGTCCCGAGCGTCGCCACGAACGACGTCCCGTTATACATCTGCACCGACAGCGGTGTCAGACCGCCGCCGCCTTGCGACCCGGCCGCGGCGCCTTCGTTCTGATAGCGCACCTCAACCGTCACCGACAGGACACGACCAGCAGGCAACGTCGAACCGTTGAACGCGAACCGCGCGTACGACCCCGTCGCCAAACTGATGTAGTCGTAACTGGAGATGAGTTCGTCGGTCGTGTCGTCGACGTACTGATCGAGATTCGTCGCCGTACTCGATGTCGGCCCCGACTCCGGTCCCGCCACCGACGAGTACATGACTTGCGACAGCGCGATGTCTTCGTTCGGCACGAGCGTCGTCACGACCGGCGTCTCGTTCACACCGAGATCCGTAGCGTTGTAGACCTCGGCCCACAGCCGCAGATACGACGGGTTCGCTCCCGTCGTCGTGTACGGCACGAGCACTCCGTCGATCGTCTCCGTCGCCGACGAGTTGATGTACGCCGCGATCGAGTTGGCGTCGGTCTGCGCGGTGTACCACGACCGCCATTCGAGGCCGATCGTCGCCGTCGCGTTCGGGTTGTGAGACGTGACTCAGCCCTCCCGGTCGGGCCAGAACGTCTGACCGTGCCAACGGCGCATGCAGCCGCGGCGACTGTTCTCGGGCATGGGAACCATCTCCATATGGTCGGGGTTGAGGCAGATGCGATTGAAACAGAGATGGTCGACCGTCATGTCGGGCGGTATGTCCTCGACGAATAGCGCGTAAACGAGTCGATGGACAAGCAATACCTTCCCGCCGCGCCCACCTGCGCCGAGCACGCCGTAACCGCGTTGATTGACGCAGCCGAGCCACGGCCAACACTCCCAAGGATCGCCAGTCTCGAATCGCGACAATAGGCGTTCATCGAGTGGAACTACGCCGCTGCCCTTTGGTCGTCCCATCATCGGCCTGCGCCTTGACGGACGCCGACACCGATCGCATTGCTTTCGAGCACTCGCTGCACGCCTTGACCGACCATCGTCGCCACTTGATGCGCGTCGCCGTACGAGACGTTGTCGATCATGACGTTCACCGTCGTCGCGCCCATCCGCCCGCCGAGCACCGACGACAACGCACGCGCCATCTGTCGCTCGAATTGATCCGCCGGGAACACCGCCGCGGAGCCGCCGAACTGCACGAGTTCGGGGCCGAGTTCGCCGACGACCGCCAACCCGCGCGGCGCTGAATGCGTCCCTCCGGCGTAATGCGGGATGACGAAGTTCCCGCCCTCCGCGCCGAAGCTGACACCGGCCGCGTTCAGCATCGAACCGAGTGACGGGCCACCGTGCAGACCGGGGAGCGCCAACAGTTTCTCCCAGTCACCGACGGCGGTGACTTTGACCGTCGTCTCGATCTCCGACGGGACTTGATCCCATACCTTGATGTAGGTGTCGATTTGCTCTTGCGTGAGGCCCGCCTGCTTCATCGTCTCGATCAGCGAGTCGCGTATCCGCTGCGACGTCGTCTTGAAGTTCTGCGACGCGCCTTCCTGCTCGAAGATCGTGCCGAGCCATTCGCCGCCCTTCGTGATCATCTCCTGCAGCACGTCGCGGTTCTCGCGGCCCCGCGCGTTCCACACGTCGAGGTTGTTGCCGTTCTCGTGCAACGTCTTGATCGTCTTCTCGACCGCTTCGTTCCAGTCGGCGTCAGCGTTCGTGACGTCGAACAGCCGGTCGATCAGATTCCCCATCGCTTCGTCGGCGTCGACCAACGACTCAGTCCACAGTCGATGCGCTTCACCGGACTGCTCGACCTGCTCCGAATTTTTCTCCATGAAGGCGGTGTATTCGTCGATCTGTTCTTTCGTGACCTCCGCGATGAACCCGGTTTCTTTGATCTTCTCCGCTGCTCGTTCCTCCGACAGCCCGCGGCGCTGCGTCGCCGCGATGGATTCTTCGATGATCTTCGTGTACTCATCAGTCGACGCGCCGGTATCGCCGATCGCGTCGCGCAGACGGATAGCGGCGTCGATGTTCTGATCGGCGGTCGCGCGGAACTCTTTGAGGAACGTCCCCATCGCTTTCTCGCGTTCGGCGCCGCCGAGTTCGCCGACCTTGTCGAAGAACTGCGTGAGTCCCACAGCGACGCGATCCAAGTCGTCTTCGGCGGCTCCGGCGAGTTTGTCGACGTCGATCGCGATTGAGTTCCCGGCGTCGTGCACCGATTTCGCGAACAGCGTGAACGCTGCCGTCGCGGTGACGAGCCCGACGATCGCGACTGCTTTCCCGAGTCTCGACATCGAACGAGTCCCGGTATCACCGAGGACAGTGAGGCGATTGATGAGCGTTTCCAGCGCGGGGCGAAGCGTGTCCGTAGCGCCGCCGACGATATTCATGATTTTGCTCACGCCGTACAGACCGCCTGCGGCGACGCCGAGGCCGAGCGTCACCGACTGCAACGGGCCGGGGAGCGAAGCGAACCCGTCGATCAGTTTCGTCAACCCGCCGAACGCCCCCGCGATGATCGGCATCAACTGCGTGCCGATCTGTTCTTGCAGTTCGCCCCACGCCACTTTCATCTTCGCCGACGCGGTCGCTTGCGCCTCCGCTGACCCGCCGAACTCTTTCGCCAACTCGTCGAGGATGACGCCCTGCGCCCCGGCGGTGTCACCGGCTTTCACCATCGTCTCGATCATCTTTTTCTGCTGATCGGTGAACGTCACGCCGACTTCGCCGAGCGCGGACACGCCTTTGATCGGGTCGTTCAACGCTTTACCCAACTGGATCGCGGAGCCTTTGGCGTCGGTGCCCATCGCCGCGGCCATGTCGGTGATCGTCTGCGTCGCCCGGTTGAAGACGTCGCGGCCTTCGCCGACTTCGTTCTTCACGTTCGTGAACGTCAGCAGCAGATTCGCGCCGGTCTTGATCGCTTCGTCATCGACCGCGGTTTTCTTCGAGATCGCGTTCGCCAAGTCGTCGACTTGCTTCGCGGAGACGTTCGCCGCGCCGCCGGTCGACTTGATCACCGCTTCCGTCTGCGCCGATACCTTCGCCGCGTCCTCCGACGCGGTAACGAACCCTTTCAGCGTGTTCGCGATGATCGGCGCCGCCATCGCCCCCGCGAACCCCGCCAGGAACGACTTCCCCAACCCGGCGCCCGAAGACTTCCCCTGGCTCGTCGACGACTTCGTCGCCTTGTCCAGCGAGTCGTCGAACGCGTCGGCGCCTTTCTTCCCCGCCTTCGTGAACGCGTCGACGACCTGGTCGTCGACCTGATCGGTTTGCGCGCCGACCGCGACCCACGCTTCACCAACGATTGAACCGGCCACACGTCGATGCTAGGCGCTCTCAGCCGTCCTGTCGGGCGATGAGCGCTTCGAGGCCCTGCTGACCGGCGACCGCGTCCGCGCCGACGCCCCACGTCTGCTCATCGAGCAGCCACAGCTTCGCTCGTTTCTCGAACTCGTCGATCACCTGCGCCGGAGCGGTCATCGACGACGTATTCGCGCGGATCAGCAACGCGTAACACACCGTCAGCCACGACCGCAGATCCTCCGGTTCGGCCCCGGCGAGCGCCAACTCGCCGTCGACCCACGTCTGATTGTTCAGCGCCCAACCACAGATCAGTTGAGCGCGGGCGTAGGGATCTCGACGGCCTCCCCGAGTATCCACATCACCAGTTCCCCGAGATGCGCGATCGGGATTTGCCGCTCATCGGAATGCAAGATCGCCCGCAGCCGCGCCCGGTCATCGACCTGCTCCCACCGCCCGCCTTCGGCGCTGTCGTCGTCGACCCAGATACGAGCCAGCACCAGTTCCTCGATCGCGCCGAGCAAGATCGCCGCGGAGTACACCCGTTTCCCGTTGTTCTGATTCGGCATCACGCCGAGCAGCGCGGCTTGCATCTCGATCGGCGGCGTCGCCGTCGCCCGGAACTGCTCACCGTCGAGGGTGAACACAATCGGCGGGACACGGCGCACGTCGGCCGTCTTGAACTCTCGTATCTCTGCCATAGCCGGATGATAGTCGAGTGTCAGCCCTTCGCCGCAGGCAGAGCGTTCGTAAGAAACTTGTTGGCCTTCGTGCCGGGATGGTTGACACTCTTGAACGCGACGACACGATCGACTCTCGACCAGTAAAACACGAGATACGGGCTGTTCTTCGCCCTGATTATGTGCGCCACGGTGCCTTCATGATGGAAGAACGCGTACGGCACATCGGCGCCGACTTCGACGACGAGTTTCCCGCTCTTGATGCTCATCCGTTTCACGATCCGGTCGCGCAGCGTCCCCGGCCGATGCGGTTTCTTCCTTGGCACCGGATCGGGTTTCGAGACGCCGACGAGTTGCTTCGCTTTCGTTTTCACTCGTTCGCCGCGCACCATCAGATCACGCGCGACCGGCCCGCTCTCGCTTTCGAGTAGTGCTTGCAGCGCCGCCGGATCGAGTTGGACGTACGAGAAGTTGGACGGGTTCTTGACCGAGCGACCACCTACCGCGACGGACGCGCCCCCGACCGCCATCAGACAAGCCCGATCCGCACGACGAGTCGCCCGCCGACCAAGCCGCCCTCAGAGACGATCGACGCCCAATCCTCGAACGCCAACGTCGGCCCCACCCCGAACGCATCAGCCCGGTACGCGCGGAGCACGCCACGAGTGATGATCTGCGAGTCGCGCATCACTTGGCGCCCCGATTCCTGCACGAGAGCGAAGTCGACGTTCGCGGAGTCGTCCATGATCGGCCCGCAGCGCAGCAACACGATCTCATACGCGGCGGCGCGCCAATGGGTACACATCTGCGCCGCGACTTCCTCGTTCGGGTGGCCCTGCGTCAGTGACACGCCGTACACCCGGTTCAGAGCGACCGCCAGAAGCTCACAATCGCCGGGGACGTCACCGTTCGATATGTACTGCAACTCGGGCAGCCCGATCGTGTCACACGACGGCTCAGCGGCCGCGGCGAGCGTGTACTCGTCGACGACCGCGGTCATCACCGCCTGCGCCAACTCCCACGTCTTCTCGTAGCTCACACCGACGAGGGTACTTCATCGGAACCCGAGGGCCTGACAAGCCACCGCGAGCGGCCCGACCGCCTTCGTCGTCGAAGGCACCGTCGTCGAAGTCGGCGCCAACGTCCGCACCGTGATCGACTCACCGCCCGACGACTGCGACGTCGGCAACGAATGAGCGATCGCGCCGCCGCCCGCCAAGACGACAGTGAGCACGAGCAGCGAACGCCAGAACAACGACCCCTGCCGCCGCGGTTTCCCGACCGGCACCCAATGCTCTCGCCCGTCGGCGTCGACGACCCGATACGACGACCCGCTCCGTACACCCATCACTGCACCGCCTTACGTGCCCGGTCGAGGAATTTCTTGTACGAGCCGTTCGTGTACGCACCCCACGGAACGAAGTTCGTCCCTCCCGCGGAGATCCGCCACGCCGCGTCGGCTTGATGCCGCGGATCGAGCAACGCGTCGACGTCACGCGGACCGCCCGACCCTTTCTGCGCGTGGACAGTCCGCACTTGGAACCACCCGACGGAGTCGCCCCACTTGTCATCGGTGATGTGTCGATCGCCGTGCGAGTACGGGTCGCCGCTCGACTCTCCGAGCGTGATCGCCAACATCAGCACCAACGCATCGCCGTCGAAACCCGCGGCGCGCAGATACTCCGCGATGACGTTGAGCGGCGTGACACACTGCTCAGAGCCGTCCCATCGTTGCCGCCCCGTCGGGTTGCATTCGACTCGCTGCCCGTCACTCGGCGCGTCCATCGCAGCAGTGACCAACTCGGCGACAGTCGTCGTCGGTGGTGTTGGCTTCGTCGTGACCGGCACTACGACAGTCGTCGACGGGACTACTGCCGCGACGACCGCTAGCGTCGGCTTCGGTATCTCCGGCGGCGGCGGGCACCACAGCGTGAGTTCGTCGAGCGGCCAGATCTTGTTGAGATCAGGGATATACGCGTTCAGTTGCACGAACTGCGCCCACGGAACACCAACCTTGCGCGCGATCCCCAACGCGGTATCGCCTGACTTCACGACTTGACGCGTGCATTGCGGAGGCCCGAGCCGCGGAGGCGGCGGCGCCGCGTTCGCCGCTGCGATAGTGACCACGGTCGTGCACGCGAATAACCAACGCACAGTTGTCCAGTTACCCATTTGACCACTCCTGATTGTCGCGACCCGCATGTTGATATGCGTGTCTCATCAACCAAGTAGTACAGTATCTACACGCTCGCTGTAAACACAGGTAACGCAAGGATCGACAGCGCTGCACGCTCCGCTGCTTGGCCGTCTCGCAGCGGGCAGACGTAGGCGTTGATCACGTCGCGCTGCTTCGCGTACGGATCGTCGTTCAACGCGCGCAGCACCGCATCAGGGATCTGCTCGGGTTCGTCGACTTGTTCGCCGGGGATCGCTTCCCAGAACCGCAGACCGTGATGCACGTCGCGCCGATACCACGGTGCGTTCATCCACACCGTCGGCCGATCCAATGATGCGAACTCGTAGCCGAGACTGCTGTTGTCGACGACGAGCACGGCGGCTTTCGCGAGGACGTCCTCTGAGTCCCAGAACTCGATGCCGCTCCGTTCGGTGTGGTACTTCACGCGCTGCGCGATGCGAGGGTGAGCGGTCGCGACGACACGCAGACGTGAGCGCCGCAACGCCAAGTTGATCTTCGTCATCGAACTGCGGTAGTGCTCCCACGCCGACTGCGACTCGGGACAGACTTGGCAGTCCCAATGAAACGCGAACGCGACGATGTTCGAGCCGGTGTCGCCGCGCATCAAATGCTCGTGCAACCAATCCATCTTCGGGACACCGACAAGGCGTGAGATCGCGTCGGGGTGGTTCTTCGCTCGACGGTTCGTGACGTACACGTTCGGGCACAGGAACAGTGCGACGCGATCGAGCGTCCCGTTGCTGTACGACTCCGCGTGCTCGATGCCGCCGTTGTCCGCCGCGTACGTCTGCCCTGCGCCGTGCTCGACGTAAATGATGCGCCCGTCTTTCGGGACGAGCTTGTAGTCGACGCTGCCTGCGACCATCCAGTAATCGGGGTGCTCGCGGTGATAGTGCGCCTTATTCACTTTTTCTGCCCAGAGCGCTTCATTGCGCGTCGTCCAACAATCGACTTCGACGTCGTGCGCGCGTAGTGCGTCGACGATCGGCATCATGTGATCCGCGTAATGCTGAAACGTCGCAAGCATGATCACTCTCACGCGTGCCACCACCCTTCGTATCCGTGACGCTCGCCCGCCTTCTCGATGGCGTCTTCCTCTTGATAGCCCGGCGAGTACTCGTCGAGATACAGCACGATCTCGTCTGTCTGCGTGTCGTAGATGTGCGCCCAATAGCAGCCGTGACCGCGCACGTAGTTCGATTGCCAGTTCTCGATGATCGTTGCCTTCGCTTCGACGAGTGTGTCGTACGCGTGCACCCTCAACAGATCGGACGCACCGCCCGCGGGGTAGTACGTGTCGCCGACGAACACCATGAACCGTTTCATCGTTCACCGACCGATGTGATCGCGGCGCGCCACTTCTCGGCTTCGTTCTGCCATGAGTGCTCGATCGCCCATGTGCGGGCTTCGTCTTGGCGCTCTCGTGTCAGCGCGACGTCAGACGCGAAGTGATTGAGCATCATCGCGATGTCGCGCGGCTCTGAGTCCCACGTCGAGATCTCACCGAACGGGGCGGTGACCGCGAGGCCGGGTTTGCACGAGATCGGCTCGATCGGCCACATCGCGTTCGGTTCGCAGTCGTTCATCGCCAACGCAGCACCGGCGCCGAGCGCTTCGATCGCCGGGAGGCACAAACCACCATACCGACGGGGTATGACAACCAAATGGGCGCCGTATGCGATCTCCCAATAGTTGCGTGCTCGCCGCCGCAGTCGGTACGTGACGCAGCCGGGGAGACGGTTCGCGACGGGGAACGCCCGGTCTTGCGTCCACACGGTGACATCGATCTGCTGGTCGACGTGCCGGAGCGCTTGCAGGAACAGCTTGGCGCCGTTCCGGTCGTGCATCGCGGTGTTCCCCGCGGGCATCACGACCCGCAGCGTGTCGTGCTTCGTACGCAGACGAGTGCGATCGTCGTGCTTGCTGTGGCGCCACCGATCCGTCGGGCACGGCAGCGGTACGATCCGGTCATGCGGTACATGCTCGTTCAGCCAACTCGTCGGCAGCCACGTCTCCGTCGGTGGTGTGTCATTCGCACGGTAGAACTCGGGCATGAGGTAATTGATCGTCTTCACGTCGTGCTGCGCCGCGAGCGGTTCGAGCCCGTAGAACGTCTCAGCGGTGAACACGACGTCGAGCCCGTCGAAGAACTGTGGTGGCGGGGGAGTGCCGACGTTCCATTCGACGATGATCGGCGTTAGCCCGTCGTAGCGGTAGTGATGCGTCGGGAATCGTTCGTCGTTCATGTCGACGAGCAGTATCCGATCGGGTTTCAAGTGCCGCGCCATTTCCCACGTGATGTGCGAGAGCCCCCGGTCATCAGCGCGGGCGATGAGTCCCCACATTTGTTGGTGTCCTATCTGTAGCGGAGCGCCGATAATACACGAGTACAAACGTCAGCGAAGCCATGTCTGTATCGGTACGTGCTCAGCAGGGACGACGGGTGCTTCGACGCCGTATCGATGCCCGAAGAAATTGCCGCCGCGCTCCGGTAGACCCATCGTCGTGATATTTCCCCACCCCGCGAGGGTCGTCATCAACTCTCCGTACTGCGCGTCGTCGATCCAGTCGAAGCAGTTCGACATCTTCGGGCCGTGGAACTCGCCGACGATGTAATCGACACGATTCAGCAGACCCGGTGTCGCAGCGTTGAGCACTTCGTACTCGTCGCCTTCGATGTCGACTTTCATGCACCACCACCGCTCACGCATCATCAACAGTTCGTCGATATGAATCGCGGGCACACGCGGCAACGCTTCGCCGACGAAGATCGACGTCTGCACTTCGGCGCCGTCGCCGCCGACGAGCACAGATTTCTCGTGGACGTGGCGACCGGTAACTGCTGCTTCGATGATCATCAGTTCGCCGAGATCGAACGCGTCGACGTTCGCGACCATCCGTGTGATGTTCTCCCGCCAGCATTCGACGGCGATCACTTGCGCCCCTGCGGTCGCGGCGAGCGTGCTCCATGCGCCGACGTTCGCGCCGAGATCGAGCGCGTATCCGCCGTGCGGCTTCGGCAGCGTCGTCATCCGGTACGTGTCATCGAGCCACGACTCACGGAACACCAACTCGTCGTGCGTCCCGTCGCGACACTCGACGAAACGGCCGTGCGGCAGAGTGAGGATCATGACCAGTCCGCGGCGCCGCCGCGGACGAGCGTCAGCAGTCGTTCCATGCGGTGCTTGTACGTGTGATGGTCGAGGACATGCTCACGACCCGCCTTCGCGATGTGCTCGCGCTCAGTCGGCTGATCATTCCACTCCGCGATCAAGTCGGCGAGGCCGTCGACGTCGTACGGCTCATAGGTGATGAAGTGCTCACCGGGCATGAAGTGCTCGTCGATGCCTTCGACGTACGGATGGAGCAGGAAGCCGCCGCGGCCGATCGTCTCAGGGATGCGATCAGACCAGTAGCGGGTGATCGGCTCGCCGGTGCGTGTAGGCGCCAAACACGAGTCGCCGACGATGACCGGGACCGACGCGTACAACACGTTCAGATCTTTCCCTCGCAGCGACCGACCGTACAGCGGATAGAGCGCCAATCGACTTTGATAGGTGCGGCGCAGCCAGAGCACCAGTTTCTCCCGCCACGCCCACTCGACGTGATAGCCGTGCCAACTGCCGCAGAACCCGACGGTCTTACGGGCGAGCGCCCGTTTCGGTTGCACGATTCGTTCCGCGTCGACGTGACTGACCGCGGGCGGGAACCACAGATGATTGATGCCGAACTCGGCCCACGCTTCGTCGTGCCCGCCGTCCGCGGTGCAGAGCAGCGACTGCTCGAAGTACGGGTCGTAGGTGAGTTGCACTTCGCGGCCGAGTCCCATCCAGCGGTCGAGGTGGTAGCCGATCATCGGTCGTTTCGCTTTGCGTTGCGCCGCCTCGAACCGGCGGATCTTCGTGTAGTTCTCCGGCGCAGTGAAATGGTGTGAATGCGTCCAGAGCACGAAGTTGCAGTTCCGTACTCCGGTGTTCGACCAGTCGAACAGGTTCTCTTGCGCTTGCACGACGTCGACGCCGTTCGCTTCGAGCGCGATACGGATCTCGTTCTCTGTGCTGTGAGGCGGTTGGAAGTTGCCGATGTAAAGGACGCGCATCGCCGGATGATAGCGGAGTGTCAGGTCGGCGGCAGTGTCTTGCGTGTCGCCGGGAACATACGCATGGCGTCCCAGATCTCTGCGCCGTTGCGGGTGTCGCCGATGTCGAGCGAACTCATCCACAAGTCGACTTCCGGCACGCCGACCATGCCGTCTTTGAACAGCGTGAGTGGGTCGATCAACGCCATCGTGATCCCTTGGCGGGTGATCGACGTGACCCGCTTCGGCAGTCGGCACGCGCCCAATGTCGACGGTGTCCACGAGAGGGCGATTTCGTAGCCGAGTATCGCGGCGGCGGTGACGCCCTCCGGCGGCGGCGCTTCGCCCCACGTGTACTCGATCTGATGCGTGCCGACTTCCGTGATCGGCAGTGTCATGTCTTGCCAGCGGCGGATTTGCAGCATCGACCCATCGGGTCGGCGCACCGGGCAGAGGCGTGATTCGTCGCGCAACTCGTAGTCGGTGGGCGGGACGGTGGCGCCGTCGATCGTGAGCGACGTGATCGCGATGACGGGGTAGCCGATCAGTTCGATGCTTCGCGTCGGGTAGCACGAGCAGCAGTCGTAGTTGTCGCATTCGCAGCACGGCCGATAGACGTCGGTCCGCGTGCCGGGCCAACGCCGCTTCGTGAGATTGAACAGGATCGACGACGCGTACGCGAACGCCGTCGTCAACGTCTCCGGCTTCACCGCGGCGTTGCTGCTTGATTCCGGTAGGTCGGCGCCGGTGCACCACGGCGCGACGGGTGATGTCAGTCCGCTGCTCATACGTTCACCGCGTTCTTCACTTTGATCATGATCTCACCGACGACGATCGGTCCGGTGCCGCCTTCGCCGACCCATGTGATCCACCACGAACCGGGATCGGCGAGCACCAGATAGGCGTGATATACCCCGGCGACGCCTCGAATGATCGGCGAGCCCGGTGTGTTGTACGTGTACGTCGTCGTCGTCGCCGAGTTCGGTGCGCGAGTGATGAGCTTCACGACCGGCGGGTCGAACGGGACGTCGACCCCGGCCGGTTTGAACGTCGCGTTGGCGCGTATCTGCGTGTCTTCGTTGATCGTCAACACCGCTGCCGCCATGTCGTCACCTTACCTTCGTTCAGCATTCTTCGATGTCGATGCAGACGGTGTCGGCTTCGACGGTCATCGTGACGGAATCCGCGATCGCGGACAGTTCGACGCACAACTGCACGAGCAGTTCCGACCACTGCGTATGCACCCCTACGGTCGTCGAGATCTCTTCGATGAGCGCTTCGTGCAACGCGACGACGTCCGCGGAGACGGCGGCGTACGTGATCGTCGCGAAGTCGACCGGTATGTCGTGTCCCGTCTCGCTGGCGGCGTCGACGCCGATCGTGACCGGCGTGTCTTCGATGACGACGTCGTGCTGTAGCTCTGTCGCCGTGTGATCGACTCCGGCTGACGTCGTGACGGCGATCGCGGTGTCGCGCTCCAACGGGCCGGTCACGGTGAGCGCCCCGCCGGAGACGGACACCGTCGGCAGCGCAGCGCGGAGCGTCGCGGACTGCGCGGCGAGCGCCGCCGACGTGAGAACAGTGACGCTGATCGAGTTGATCGCTTCGAGCAACGTGATCGTGATGACCCCGACGGTGGTCCGCACCGCGACTGTGCTGTCGTGCCCGACGCCAGAGCCGCTATGCGCCGCCCCATGCGTCTGCGACGCAGTCGGCGCGCTGTGTACTGCGCCGATCCCGGCGAACGCTGCTCCGGTCGTCTCAGCGGCTGTCGTCGGTACGTTGTGTGTCGCTGCGGTGACGTGGTTCGCGGCGGCGGTCGTCGCCGCCTGCGTTGTGCTGCTGTGGATGATCTGATTGCCGAGCGACGCGATCACGGTCGTCAGCGCGCTGACGTCGCGGCTCGTCGTGCTCACCGCGGCGGCGAGCCCGCCGAACGTCGTCAACACCGCCGTCGCGATGTTCGTCGACTCGATCGTGGCCGACGCGACGAACATCGCTCCCGTCAACAGTGCGGCGTTGTTCGATGTCTTCGTCGAGCCCTGCACGTAAATGAGGATCGGGAAGCCGAACTCATCGAGAATCGGGTCGCCGTTCTCGTCGAGCAGCACCGCAACACCGAGACCGATACCGACGCCGACTGCTGCGCCGGTCAACACGTTGATGTTGCGGTTCAGCGGCGCGACACCGGCCGCGGTCACGTACACCGCGGCCGGGACATACACCGCGAACGACATCGCCTTCGTCACTGCCGCATGAGGGTGCGCCCCGGCGAACGTGCGAGACGTCGTCGTCGATGAATGCCCGACCGCGCCGTGCGCGCGGACACCCGCCGTGGTGAGCACCGCCCGCGTCCGATCACCGATATCGATGACCGTCGGGCGTAGCTGCACCGCAGATCGCGGCCACCGCCGCAGATTCAACACACCGCCGCCGCGCGCCGTCACTGGATCTTCCCCACCGCGACACGCGAGACGATCAGCATCGAGATCACCTTGTCGTTCTCATGGATCGTCGGCGCGACATGCGTCACCGCGACAGTCGTGAGGACCGACACCGCGACTTCCGGCACCGCCCCTTCGATCTGCATCGGCGCGTACAGAATCGTCGACCGCGGCCAGTACCGCCGATTGTTGGTGTTCCGCCGAGCGCTCATTGCATCGACCCCACCGCGACGCGAGACACGATCACCGTCGTCGGTATCGACGTGATCGGCAGCAAATACATTCCAGCATGCACACCGCCAGTGACGAGCACCGCGACGGACACTTCATAGGAACCACCGGAATCTTTCACCGCTCCCGGCGAGACGTGCGCCCCGACCGTCGTCAGCACCTTGAACTCGACGAACGCCGCGACGATATGCACGCCGACCGTATGCACCGACGCCCCGTCGACTGTACGCAGAGTCGGAGCGACGTTCGCTGCGCCGACCGTGGTGAGGACACTCACCGATCCCGGTATGGCCGGAGCGATGTACGCCACGACGACCAACTCGATCTGCCCGGTGACGAAGTTGTAGACGTGCTGCCCCTCCGTCGGTTCGGGATCGAGCGCCCACGCCAGTACCCCGTTAGGCGACACCGCACCGACCGCCGCCACCGCCGCTGTCTGCTCCGCGACCGCCGCTGCATCCGCGGCTGCGGTCGTCAGACCAGCAACGTCATGAATCGACGCGACCGCGCTGTTGGCCGTTATCGCCGCTGTCGTCAGACTCGACACGGCAACTGATCGGACAAAATCCAACGATGAATGCACGGCTGCCGTCGCGGCCGAACCGACCGATGAGTCTTTCGCCACCGAACCGGCGGCGCCGACACCGACCGTGGCTGCCGCCGCGACTGACGCTGTTCTCGTCGACGCGTTCGCGTTGTGGACACCGACCGGGGTCGACACCGCAACCGACGCACCGGACCCGATCCACTTCGCCCGCATCTCGGTGTTCGTCGCCGCGATCTCCGCCGTCGACAACGCCGCGTTGTAGATCCGTATCTCGCCGATCTTCCCGGCGAAGTAATCAATGCCGAGACCCAACCGCAGGTTCGTCGTGAGGCTCGTCGTGTTCCCCGACGCGACGGACGTCTCCGTGCCGCCGTTGATCGACACGTAGACGTTGCCCGCTTCGTGGCGCTGATGGATGACGTACGGGATGCCCGTCGCGACCGTCTTATCCGCGTGGTCGTCGGTGCCGTCCCAGTTGTACGCCATCAACGTCGGCCCGCTCGACTTCACGTACAAGCCGACGAACCCGCCTGCGCCGTCCGTCCAGATCGCTTCGTTGTCGTAACTGTTCGCGCCG